GGGTTCGGGTCCGGGTACGGGGACGGGTTCGAGTCCGGGTACGGGTTCGGGTCCGGGGACGGGTACGGGTTCGGGTCCGGGGACGGGTACGGGTTCGGGTCCGGGGACGGGTACGGGTTCGGGTCCGGGGACGGGTTCGGGTACGGGTCCGGGTCTATTGAGGATGGTTATCTACAAGCCGTCGCAGACGTCGCGGCTAGCGACAGAGCCGAACAGTTGAAAACGGCTGGTGCTGTTTTGGCTTTCTGGCGCTCAGATAAAAACGGTAAGCCGCGAAATGGTGGTTCAGGTCCAGCGCGAACAGTTGGCATGATCGAAGAGGAAAAAGGCCCGCTAAAGCCGTGCCAAGCGGGAGCCTTGCACGCTACCATGAAACCTCAAGACTGGAAGGGGGAACGTCTCTGGGTTGTCGCTCTTTATCCGCCCGTTGTAAAAGTTGACGACAATAAGTTCGCCAGCTTGAAGCGGGAGATCATCGCGGAGATAATTCCAAATTTTTACGCTTGACTTTGGTGGTTCGTTATGGATAAAATTTCAACAGTTTCAAAGAGCCGGGCGGGTGGATGCTTTGGCGTAACTTCTTCGCCGTTGCTTCCGCCTACATCCACCTCCCCATTCTTTGACGAAGTGACGGCGCTTGAATTCTCTCGACAAAATATCGACCTTGAATTCCGCGCCGAATTTCTCCGTCTGGAAACGGGCGGCGGGTGCTTTGGGGCTGCGATGAGCCTCTCTCCGACTCGTTAAGGCTACGCCTTTGCTGGCGTACATACTGGAGAGGAAGAACGCACGCGAAAGCCCTGGCTCCGTTCGGGAATGCGCGAATTCTTTTGTGCTGGAAAATTTCAGCCTTTGGTTTTCGCGTGCCCTTCACCGTTTAGGAATGACCTTATGAACAACGCAGAAGAAAAGTTCAAAGACTTAGCAAAAGACAGTCATTGGGAAGTGACAAAGTTGGGATGGCCTGACTTCTTTTGTTGGAAAGATGGGCGCATCGTGATCGTGGAAGTAAAGCCGGATCACGGCGATTCAGAGTTGAAAAGGACGCAGCGGATTATTTTGACCGCCCTTGCATCGTTTGGAATACCATGTTTCCGGTGGTCTCCTCAACGGGGATTTACGAAAGTCCGGGGCAACCCAGACCAATTCATCCGCCAAGTAAAGATCAATCGGAAAGGCCAGAAAAAAGAACATGCGCGGGCGGTTGCGCGTGCTTTCCATCAAAAAAAATGCGCTAATGTTCAGCGCAACGGCGTGACGGAGAACAATATTACCGAACACCTGAAGTCGTGGAAGTACATCTACGATCCATTGCTTCTCGACCGAGACCTCGGAAAAGGGTTTAGGAGCAACACGAAATGAAACCATACTACGAGCACGCGGGGATCACGATCTACCACGGAGATTGCAGAGAAGTGCTGCCGCAATTGCAGCCTTTGCTGCGTCCGATCTAGAATCTAAGGCATTGACTTTATGAACATCTTAGATCAAGAACTTCAAAACGCAATCGACTTCGATGATTACATCGAAGAAAGGGAAAAAGCATGTACACAATTGACGAAACCAGAGACGCAACCTGTTTCAAAAAAGCGCAGCAACGCGGCCAGCGAACTTGGACAGTTGTCGAGCAAGACCTCACCGCCGTCCGAACCATCGCCCACTGGATTTATCTCAACATTGAAACCGCACCCGACGACAAACTCAGAACTGCTCTCGAAGAAATCCTCGTCATGCGAAAATTCCCAAAGCGAAAAAATGCCGACTGACCCATGTGGTCGATGTGGGTGCCAGAGGAAGTACCATAATCCTCCCACGAGTGATGACATCGCAAAAACCGGCGCGTCTTCTGGTAATGCTCACAAGTACATCATCACGGCAAGAACTTGCTGCTATAACTGCAAATTTTGTATATGCTTCTGCGTTGGTTTCATTGAGCCGTTCGAGGGCCAGCCTTTTTTGCGCTGCTTTTACGAAAAATGACAAAGCCATCCTACGAAGAAATTTTCGCCTACTGTGAAAGCCGTCACCCCTCTGTCGATCCGGTGGCGTTTTTCTTGCACTACGAAACGAACGGCTGGATGGTTGGCAAGGTTCCAATGAAAAACTGGAAAGCCGGAATAGCGAATTGGGATCGGATGCGAGAAGTGAATGGAAAGAAGGCACAGTTAAACACTTGTGCCATCTCTTGCCGAGCTTGTATGGATGCCGGAACGCTCGCCGAATCTGGGCTGCCTTGTACCTGTGTTCGCGGGCAGGAAGTAAAACAGGCAAGGGATTTCTGGCAACGGCAAAAGCAGATTAGGCTGGCTTTGTGAATTGGAGCGATCCAGTAGCGGTTAAGGCTTACAGACTAGGCTATATGCGGGCCTTGCGGCTGACTGAGCAGATTCGGATTCATGCAACTCCCCTGGCTAGACAGGTGATGTTTAATGAGGCAGCAAGAGCAGCAGTGCAACGATGTGAGACTCTATCCGTTCTTCGTTTGGATAAGAAGGAACCACGGAATACAGGGAATGAGAAGTGGAGGAAATTGGCATGAGTACCGCACCTCCGCCGACGAGTCCAAGTGACGAGAACTGGTGCCCACGGTGTCCGGCTTGTGGCGAGGGCCTGCTAACCCTAGCCCCGGCCAACCAGTACACGAAGCATGTCTGCATAGCAACGGAGATATACTGTCCCCACTGCACATGGAGAGGGGCGTTAGGACCGAATATCAGGAAGATTTACGTGAGGGTTTGAATGAGCGAATGCGCCGTTTGTCTTTATCTCTGGCCGAGGACCGCAACCCGGAGGGAGAAAAATGATTCGCATTATCATCTGTGCACTGTGCTTGTCGGTGTTCGTAATGGGCTTCTTCGTATTGCTGCATTTATCGTTTGTATGCTACAACGCGCAAAAAGCTGTCGAAGCTCTAGGTCTAATGAACAGCCGCTTTGAACACGTCCTTGATTATTCTCCTTTCCTGGGATGCTGTATACCTTTGGGATTCGCACTTATCTGGGGAAGTAGACTATATGATTCTATCAGCAGATATAAGCGGGAGCAGGCAGGTTGAGCAGAGCGATGATGAGCGCCAACTCCATTATTTTCATTATTTAACCACCGTCGATGGGCTCCTCGCGGACTAGTTCGGAATAATTCGCTGTCTGCCCTTCCGCTTTCGTGTCCACTCTGGCTTTTTCCTCTTGTGGATCGGGGTAGAACCAGACCTTTGGCTGCGAAGTCGTCGCCGCAGAGTCGGAGATAGCGGCATACGTCAACAGCTCTTTGAATTGATACTCCGTTAACGCCTCCGCTTTAAGTTGGGCATAGCGGGTTTCAAATTCATACACGAAATTTTTGTCCCGGAGCAACAGTGATTCTAGCTTTTCGACACGAACTCGCATCATTGCCTCTCGGTAGGCCGACAGGTCCAGACTTCCGCTCAGAAAGTTGTTCAGTTGGTTAGCTAGCTCCAGATTTAATGGCATGACTAATCCTCCAAATATCGAAACGGTCGCCCAAAGTCTCCTCGAAAGCGAGTTTCAAAAACCCGAGTGGCAGGCACGGCTCACTTCCTGCCCTCCCCGCCCAGTTCCAGACAGAGGACAAGTGATAGAGAAACTGTTCGCAGGTCTGTTCTTGTTTCTTGCAAGGTCGAAGTTTTAGTTGATGCTGAATCACTTGGCTCTCCCCTCTTCCGTAGTTGCGCTCGTCTAACGCCGTTCATCTGATTACCGTACCTGGGGAGCGAATCCACGCTTCCCCGGTTATCGCCAGCATTGAGGGCACATCAATGATTCCAACCGATGACCATGTGAATAACGCATATCCTGGAGCATTGCTGTCGATCTGGGTGCCGAGCTGGCTGGCCAGCCACGAGATTGGCCCATATCCGCTAAGAGACACACAGTGATCTTCGTTCGTATCCTGTTGGAATCCGGTAGCGAGCCAACCATTGCTCGGAGGGCTGGGCACGGCATACTCCAACTGATCGCCGGCCACTCCGAATTTTACCGGGCTTTTCCAAATTGCATTCTGGAGAAGCGGGGCATTTGTCCAGTCGATGCCATGCTTGTCGCCATCTCCGTAATTCACGCCGCCCTGCTCGAATCCCCACTTGTGCATCATGTACAGCACTCCGGAGATAACGGCACCATTCAGCACTCCGCGAGCCGAGGCCCACGCCTGGACGGTTGAATCGGTGATAAACACTTCCGGATTCATGCAGGCGACCTTAAAGGCTTCTTCCGCGGTAACACAGTCTCCATCAACGTCGTTCAGCCACATGGATAGCTTTGACGGAAGGCGAAGAAATTGGGCAGGAGCCACGCCTTCAATGACATGCGGACTAGCCGCTGCTAGTTCATGTCTCGGTGATGGCGTAGCTCCTCTCGGTCTAGGTAATGGCATCAGAATGCCTTCTGGTAGCCGTAGGCGACTAAAACTGCATTGAAACTGGTCCGGAACTGCTCATAAGCTCTCCGCAGACCCTTCTTGTTGATGATGATCGTTCCAACCGGACGATAGATGACCGGATGCGGAACTGCCTTGAGTTCAGAGCTGATAGCTGCATATCTGGATTGTGGGGGTACAGGTAATGTTGGCAGTAGCCCAGCCAGCGTCGAAAGGATGACGCTCACCAAACTCTCGATCACAACCGCCAGCGGTCCCGTCAAGTTCAGACCAGAGAACCATGACTGCAGACGTGCCTGAGCCAACTGAATGGCCAGAGACAGATCCATACCAATCGAATCCTTGTCGGCTGCTGGCGCTGATTCGTATGCCTGCAATTCGGAAATGACCGCGGATAGAGCCGTTGTGACTAAAGCTCCCCCGGGAACCAAGCCGGCCGCGGACAGGATATTCAGGATAGTCTGGAATGCGGTGAGAAGATTGTTTACAACCCCACAAGCAGACATAAACATGGTTCCACCGGATACGGCGAGCGCACCGAACAGCATGGATACACGCTGGATGAATCCCCTTCGAGTTTGCATGGTCATAGTCCCTTCTTGGCGGCATCGAGTGCCGCCTGTGCTGCTGCGACCGTCGCCGGATCAGGTTGCGGCCCAGCGTCAATGGTCGCCACTTGAACTTGCGCGGCGGTAGAATGGACCTGCTGATCCTTTGCGTTTCCGCCGAGAATCAAGGCACCTAATCCTGTAGTTAAGGTAAGAGCGAACAACGTCCAGTGACCAAAGGTGATATTGGCTGCCTGTGCTGCTGCGAACACTAAAGGCGGAACGCCAACCATCGCGCCTCCAATAGTCGTGCGCCATGAACTTCCAAGCAACTTCGTCATTAACCCGTTCATTAGTTGCCTCCTGTTTGTCCTGGATTCCCTTCACCGCTACTGCCTTCGTCCAACTGGTGCACCGCGTCGTAGCCGGGACATGATGATCGGTGACTGATAACCGTCCCGCCGCACCAGAAGCATCCGAACGGCTTCTTCTCCCCATTCGGCCCGTTGAGGTGATTTGCCAGCCACTGCGCCCCGTCGTTGGTCATCGCAACGTGCGAGGAATGCTTATCCCGCCTCCATTGCCCATCCCCAGCAGCGTATAGCACACGAAGATGAGCACCACCAGCCCGACCAGAAGAAACGCGTACTTCTGGAACTCCGGCGGACAAAAGGTACGAATCACCCACACCGCGAATGACAGTATGAGCACTGCAACAACAAGGTAAAGCAATAACGTAATCATTTGTGCCTCCCTAACATGTATTCCCACATCTTCTTCTGCCGATCATTCATTTCGTGCAGCAGGGTCCTTAGTTCGCTCACGTCGTCTTTCGTTTGCTTCGATCTCCCGCTGGTGAGCCAATCCCATATCACCTTCCCGATAAGTGCCAACACCGCAACGAGAATCGCATGATGTTCTGAAGACTCTGATTCAAACACCTGTACCCCTTTCAGGTCGTTATTTCGGTATCATGCCCAAATGCCGTAATCCAATCTGAAAGATCTCGCATCGCCAAGCCAGTATGAAGTTAATTCGATCAAAGAAACCCGTCTTTTCCATCGCTTGGCTCAAGTGCTGCTTGACAGTAGCTTTTGAGATACCCAAAACGTTGGCAACGTCCTGACTTTTGCAGTTCATGCCATACTTTGCCAGCATGCACAGTGTATCAGCAGCCCGAATCTCCGAAGGATGTAATTTCTCATAGATCACTGGATCACCACATTTCCCTACCCAATCAGAACCCGTTCTACTGGACAACCGCCGTAGCAATGTTGCTGCGTGCCGTTACTACCTTTAGGCCAGCAACTGTGTCATGTGCCCTTACGAAATAACGACAGACTCGCGGACGCGGGGTGCAGCTAGTATCGGTGTATCCCGGTATGCTTACGCTTGAAATCCAAACGGGATTAGGGCATAACTTCCCGCTACAGGTAAAGACTGCATAGTAATCAACATATACCCCAGTTTGAGGGACGGGCGGGACCCACTCCAGGGGAACACTCGTTCCCACGATTGTCCCAACGGTCAATCCAGTCGGAGGATTAGGAGGAGGCGGGAATGGTACAACAGCAGTCGCCTGATTGGAATAGCCACTTTCGCACGTCTGCCCAGTTGGACAGGTCGCGCCTACGGCAATATCAAGCGCCGTCGCCACGTAGTAGTACGTTGTCCCCGGAGAAACCGTAGCATCCGTATAGGCGCACGTTGCTACCATGGGACTAGTTCCGAGTATCGTGTACGGACCACCTGAAACCGTACCGCGATAGAAGTTGAAAGCAACAGCCACGCTTCCCGGAGAAGTGCAAGTCAGTGACACGCTCGCGCCACTAGCTGATCTGACGATCTTAGCTTTAAGCGGTTGGTGCGACTGCGAAAAAGCGAAACTGGCTAACAGGACTAAAATCACTGCAATTTTCCGCATACAGTCTCCTTTATGCTTTAAGGTACACCAATCATCAGAGCAGAGGGAGCGCTAATTGTGGCTGGGTTGCCAGTAAATATAGCAATCACGTCGGTACGCGCATTCGTCAGCCCAGCGTAGGTCGTGGCCCCATAGTTGGTGCTGGTGACCGGAACCCACGTAACCCCATTGTCTGTCACGCTCGCCAAACAAGCCGTGTGCCCTCCATTCGTCCAAGTGGGCTCTGTAGGGGTTCCGCTGGTTCCTCCAGCCACGGTGTAGAACGTGCAATATAATGCTTGTGTTCCGGTTGAAACGGTAGCTGACACCGCTACTGTCTGCGAGGTAATCACGTCTCCAGCGTTGTAAACGTGACCCGCTTGCCACGGTGGACCACCCTGCACTGGACGATAGCAAGTATTGCCGCCGCATCCGGTCACTTGCGAATTCCAGATTGTCCCAAACGTTCCTAGCATGTCAGTGGTGACGGTAACCATTGCGTTATCGATTCCTGAATCAATCGTCGCGTTCTGCGAGTTAAAGCTCCAGCCGTTAGCTCCGAGATAATTCGGGCTGACGCGCAACGGAGCCTGCGTGCCAGCGCATGGAGCTGAAGTGCAAGATGTCGTGCCTCCCATCGGAACAGCCATCGGATAGAGACGTACTTCGTTCACGCCGTAACCGCTGAAGGGATTCAAGTTGCCGCAGTTGAATGGAGGACCGGACCACGCTGACATGGGATCGCGGAGTCCGCAGCCGTTGTTCGCGTAATCGTATCCCGGATTCCCCACCGTTGCTGGGTTCAAGCTACCGTGCCCTGTCGTGTAAGACGTGTTCGTAACATAACAGGGCATAGAATCGTAGATGTTCTCCCCGTTACAGGTGAAATGCATGTCGAGGTAGGTGCTGTTGGAGATGCCGACGTAGCTTGACTGAAGCGTGTTGTAGGCGGGTCCGATTTGGGTCGGAACGAAAGAAGCGACCGCGGTCTGCCCTTGCGGGCTGTTCGTGCCCTGCATGACGTGCGAGTAGCCACCGGAAAAGTGGCCGCCGCTGGTGAACGTATTAGCCGCAACGTTCAGTGTGGTGGATTGCCAACTATAGGGTCCCTGAAGTTCCGCTGTGGTGCAAGCTCCCTGTCCCGCGCCATTGGCGATCTCCGTCCAATTGCTCGGTGTTACAAACATGGAGTGCAGCGTCCATTCGTCTGAGTATGTACCATCCGTGCTGCAATAAGGTGCGCCTTGGTTTGTCCATGTCACCCCACTGTCCGTGCAAGTAGTGGCGCAAGAGCTACTCCAGTTCGGCTGACTTGATCCAGACGTGCCCGCAGTCGTGACTTTGAAGTAGAGGTGCGTGGGATTATTGCTGGTCGGCTGCATCAAGGTGTTCAGCGCATAGCTATTTGACCCAGACCATGGCGTGTAATACTGCATGGTCACTGGCCCGGTTGGACCCCAATCGCCAGCAACCTGTTGCGCTCCCACTCCCCAGTAGGTCGCTCCGCCGATGTTGTAGTACCGGCATCCATGGGCAGGAATACTCCATGAGAGCATGATCGTTCCCGTATTCTGAGCACCTTGACCAGATCCCGGAACCGCCGGCTGGTTGTTCGACATGCCCCAAGTGATGTTCTGACCAGCGTTGTCGATTTGAATCGTCGTTGTGTAGGTCGGGTAGAAGCCAAAGCCGTTGCTTTGCGTTGGGGATTGGTTTACAAGCTTCGTCCCGGTTCCGCAGGTATCCTGAGCAAAGTCGGTTATCTGAGTAACAGTGGGAGAGCAGGTAGCAGCGGGAGCACCATTCGACACACAGCTAGTGAAGTCGATCAAGTCCAAGATGGCGGAAGGCGTGCTTTTGTTGACGTAGAGTGCATAAACCTGCTTAGAGTTGAGCGGATTGTAGGCGACGTTCCTCGATAATATGTAGTACGGATTGTATCCCGTAGCAGAAGGCCATCCGCCTGGGGAGCCAAGCGATCCGGTCCACGTGTTTGTCGCAGTGTTGTACAGGATGATGAAGGTTCGTTCCGCCGAGTTTGACTGCACGATAACGCTCGAATGGTCACCGGCGATATGATTGTCCTGATCCGCTCCTGTGTTGTTGTTGGCATAGATTGCTCCGACATAATTCGGGTCCGTGAGAGCGTCAGTGAGGCGGCAAACCTTTTGCCCGAAGGAATTGTAATCGCACATCCCCGCTCCGGTGGCCCCGTAATCCGCCGCATAATTTGTTTGAAGTACGGGAAGGTAACCGAGCGTGTCGAGATTCAAATCAGTGCAAAGCTGACCATAGTTAGGAGGTCCGAGACTTCCGCCTTGCGCTGTGTGCCCAAGATTAGCACAGCTCGTAGCGGCCAAGGTTGTGAACGACAGATCACTGCCGTATCCGGTTCCCGCTGAGTTCGTGGCACAAGCGCGATAGTAATAGAGTCTGCTTGGCAATAAGGAGTTAAGTGTTGTTGTGTAAGGCGTAGCGGTGCCGCTGCCAGTGCAAGGCGATGTCGGGTTAGGCGAAGTGCCATAAGCCACCCCTTCTGCCGTAACGCTAGCCCCGCCGTTCGATGTGACCGTGCCTCCAGAAGATGCGCTCGTGGCCGTGATGCTGGTGACAGTTGTGGTGGTGACGGTCGGAGGAACCACTGATGCAGATGCAAACGGATACGCCCCCGCATCCCAGTTTCCTGTCGCCGCCGCTGCTAGACATCCGGTTCCGCATGACCCACCAGCGCCGAAGGTCTGCGGGGCACCAATGTTCAGGGTTGGGATGCTTAAGCTTGTGAGATTATCGCCAAGAGTAATCGCAGGTGAACCACTATTCGGGACGTAGCCAGCGCTGAGATTTGCCGCTGTCGTTGAAGACTTGGCATCACATAGGGTTCCGCCACCAGAAGTGCAGTCCGATTGCCAAGTGGACAGACTCCCAACCAATACTCCGCATAATCCCCACGGAGAACTTCGGCCGCCGTTATAGAGGTCACCATTGATGGTCTGATGCGTGCAGACTCCACCGTTCTGCTCTTGGTAGTGGTAGCCACCGCTCGGGGTGACGAAGATGTTATTACGGAAGTCGAAGGTGTCGGCGGTCAGTTCGCCGTACTTCTCGAACATGTAAAGATAACCGGATAGCGTGTTGTTATATTCGTCGTATGGCCCCATGGCCCCAGGAGCGCTGTCTACTGCGAAGGAAATTCCCTGGCAGCAGGTTGGGTCGTTGCCGATTCCGATAAACAGGTTGCGATAAACGTAGCATTGGCTTTCACCGCCACCATATGTGCAGTATATTTCTCCCGTCGGACTGCCAAGACCAAGATCTCCGGAGAACTCATTGTGATGGATATACCCTACTAACTTGCTCGAATCTCCATAGAGAATGATTCCATCTGTATGGCAACCATTGCCAGTGCCGGGCCAAATCCAGTTCGTAAACGTGCCGATGAAGTTGAACCCGATGTCGATATAGCCGGAGCCGTTTGGCTGAATGTGATGGCAGGCGTCGTTGAAGGTATTCCAATAAACCGAGATGCCCGTGGGAATTGTGTTCGACTGGCAATTGACCGTAGACGATGGCGTCGGAGCCGATCCCGAAGCGTCTGAACTGAACCCATAACTTACGTCGCTGATCGAGTTGTTGCAGATCAGATCGTTATCTTCGCCTGTATCCACAGTGATACCGGAGGTCACGTCACTGCCGGAAGTATCCGAACAATTCGTTGCCCCGCAACTGTCGTAGACGTGCTGGATCGTCAGATTGCGGACGATGTTGTGTGCGCCTTTCACCCACACGGCCACAGTCCCGCCATGATAGGTACAGGCGCTTCCGCTCTGGCAGGTGATTGTGGAACTTCCTGCGGCGGTATTCTCCATCATGCCGTTCGATCCACCGTCGATGATTACGTAGGACTGATTCAGGATTTCAATTCCGCCGCAAGACGAAGAGCATGGAGAGCCTTGCGCCGATCCGGCAAAGTTAGGAGACTTGAAAGTCGTTCCGGTATCAAACAAAATAATGAGAGGGCTTCCGCTGGTGCCGCTGTTCTGGATGTTGAGGCCAACCGCCCCTGCCGAAGCCGTGAGCGCTCCGCAGAGATAGACCGTCGTTCCCGGTCCAGCCTGAGTGCTCCCACTTCCCCAAAAACCGCTGCCATTGGCAGTTGCGAGCGAAACTGCTGTCTGCCCATTGCAGGCCGAGCCACCGCTGAAGGTTCCCGCTGACTGCGCGACGTAAAGCGTTGTCGCAGACCCAAAGGCCATGGTTGCGGAGAGCATAAATGCGATCAGGGAAAAGCGCTTCAATTGACCCTCGGGAATTGATTGGAGATGCCCGGAGTACCCGGAGTAACGGTTAGAAATGCAACATCTTCGACACTGTAGGTGTCGTGGAATGGCGTAGTTCCACAATCCGCATAAAGAGCGTCATAGGTTCCCGCCGCCCCTTGGATAATGTATTCGGAATCAGTGCCTAAAGTGTCCTCTACGGTCCATCCCGTTCCCGCATTGGCAGTGCAGGTTCCCCACGCTCGCTGGGCCACCATGATATCCCCAGATTTAGTTGTGGTGATGGGAGAAGAACTGGTATAAGCTGCGTCTGCTCCTTGTGCTCCCGAACAGGGATTCGTAACGCAATGAGAGTTATAGCCATCTAGGACGTTAGTGGTTGTAAGTACCGGCGAAATTCCCCGGAAGTCGTACATGCATACGTTCCAGTCTGAAGTTAAATTACCACCACTAACAGTCATCGTTATATTGAAATTTGCCGCATGACCGGTCGTGATTACACCATAAAATTCTGCGCTACTGTAAGGACCATCGCCGCCCAAATCAAGATTCATCTGGTTAGCGGTTCCGCCAGCAAGAGCGTAAGTGTTGCCGTAGCTATCGGTAGGTATCTGGAAGGTTTGCGGGAACGATAAACTAGATTCTTGAGCAACCTCCATGCCCACCACAAGATCACCGGCATTGACAGTGTCCAATGTAAAAGCTACGGTACAAGTTGCTACGGGTGTAGCGCAATCAGCATTACCGGGACATGAAATCTGTTCCAGGGTAACACTCGCCCAAGAACACGCCGATAGCACAAGCCATATAATGACGTGTTTCATTGGACCCTCGGATAAGCGTTTCATATTAATTCGCCTGCAATGTCAACAGCCTACCAATCGTTATATCTGCCTCGGTAACTCCAACGACTGCCGCCGCCGTGTCCGTGTTGCGCGTGATTTTGACGATCATCGTACCGTTCGCTACGCAACTGTTGCCAGAGGTAACCGCGTTGAATTGCAGGTTCTCGCTAAAAATGCGATTGGCGTTTGCTGCTGTTGCGGTAGAGAATACTTGAGCTGTGTTAAGCGCTGGATTGTCCGAGGTGGAACCGTCATTCTTGATGCAAGCAGTTTGGACTTGGAAGATCATCGTCCCGCTGGTATTGGTTGCTGTGTCGAAGGCGAGGTTGATGTACGGCTCGGTGGTATCCCAATCTGCGGGCAAATGAAACTTGAACTGCGCGACTGAAGCATCCGCGAATGGCAACCATCCGCCGACGTTCACGGATTCTCCTGCGCAAGCGGCTGTCAGAGTCGTATCCCATGCCGATCCGCCAACGCTTGAAACGCAATTCGCAGCCGGGAACACTTTAGTGTCGGGGAAGGTGGCGTAAGCACCGTCTGCCCCACTGCCACCAGAGCGTAAATACTGGCCTGCCGTTCCCGCTGCCGTGATCCCTGGAGCAGTTGCCGTGCCTTCGCCCAACCAGACTCCGTGGGCTGTTGTCGGGATCGCTACCGCGGTAGGCACCGCACCGCTGGCCGTCATGTTGGCAACCATCGTGTCCGCAGCTTGGCTGGCAAGGGCGGTTAAGGGGACGCTAGGCAGGTCGCCTGCCGCAATCGCTCGCGAGGTATACAGTCCAGCCGTACCAGTCGCAAATACGGCGTGGGTTGTGGTCGTGTCCGTGGCAGTTGTTGCCAGAACTTTAGAATCCGCACCGTTTGTGGGTACATGCGTAATCTTTGCCGTTGCGTCCGACCCTATCGAGGACGTTCCGTTTGACGTGAAACTCGCTACTGAGGGAATCTTCAACGCTGCCGCTGCCGTACTTGCGGCGAGATCAATAGTTCCCGCAGCGGTGAATGTATTTACGCCATTGATGACCGCACAGTTCGCGCATCCAATGGCTCCCGCTGCCGAGATGGTCACTGGTGACGTTCCGCTCAGGCCCGCACTTCCGACGTTGCCAATTGGTATGGCTGTGGGAATCTGAGCCACTGGAATCGTACCGCTCCAAGTTAGGGCTAACGTGCCGCTAGTCGTGATCGGCTGACCTCCGATTGCCAATCCAGTTGGAACTGTCATGCCAACACTCGTGACCGTCCCGGTTCCACCGACGCTGGGAACAATACTGACCTCCCAAATCCCAGATGCCGCTTGGTCCACAGTTGCATATTCTCCGTTGGTCAAAGTAAAGGATGTTGCTCCGGTTGTGGCCGTAGAGCCGTTGTAGACGCTGAAAGTGTCAGGTGAGGTGCGAGAGAACACAAGAATCCCTGCGCTTTCGTCAATGACCTTAACCACCATTCCTGAGCATCCAGTGGCTGTGGAGAGAGGAACGACAGGCGTGGTCGCTCCAGACTGGAAACGTACGATTGCGCTGCGGTCAACAACTGTCGTAGACGTATCGCAGGCAAGTGTGTAGGATGCCGATGTTACTGGTGAGTTCGCACTGTCGATGATGCTAGAAGAAGAGAAAGTCGGATACGATCCATTTACTGCTACGAGTATCTGACCGGTAACTTGGCTTCCAATGCTTCCTAGAGTAGTGCCAGTATTCCAGAATGCCAGATCGTTCACTGTTCCAGAACCTGGACCACCAGCAGCGACTTCATTGATGACAAAGGCGTCCGTCGCTATCTTTGTCGAACTGTCTCCGGTCACTTGAGTGGTTGCCGTCGTGCCATTCGGAAGGGCTGGAGTTCCTGAGAGATTAGCCGCCGTTCCAGTCGTGTTGTTTGCGAGCGTGGCGCTTGAAGCATCCACAAACTGACTGGAAGAATTCGTGCCCACGATGGTCTTAGAGGCTGGAACCGCCAACCCATTAACCTTGACCACGGTCACGGCGTTTGATCCGCTAGTAGTCGCGTCTCCGCTCAACTCCGTGCTAACCACTGCCTGACTGCCACTTGTTGTCCGTGCAATTCCTGTGGCTGGAGTGTGGTACGTCAGAACGTCCCCGGCAGCTATACCGGAGTCTGAGGCCGCTCTGGTAGAGGCTGCGGCCTTTACAAGATCGCCACTAGTGAAGTTCGCTGCGGCTGTGACCACATTGGCGACAGCTATGCCGGAATCTGCTAGCAGTCCAGCCGTTCCACTGAATTCCGGCAGATGTAGCGTGGTTGGAGCCGCTTGAATCGTAGTCAGGGAATTGGTATTAGTGCCATCGTAGAATTGCAGGATGCCAGATAAATTCCATATATTGCCACTAGCCGGAGAAGTAGGCGCTACGCCGCTTGGCATGGAGAGTGACGCCACGGAAGTAGTCCCCGCAGTTAGGATCGCCGGGGTCAACGTCATCGGGTTGGCGAAAGCAAGAGTTGTCGAACCGCCAAGCGAGACAGGAGAACCGCTGCTCGTAATCTGATTGCTCGTGCCTGCTACTCCAACAGTAGAGTGAGCTAAATCCGCGTTTGGGATCGCGTTATAGGGGTATCCAGCATCGGCCAATAGTGACCCTCCAGTGTTGTTGAAGTAAGCAACGTCTCCGACGACAGATGATCCCGGCCCTGTAACGTTGCCGCCGCCTCCACCGCTGCCGCAAGGCGAGCCTGTCCCGACAACTTGGTTGGAAGCAGTCGCCTGCATGCACTGAATTACGCCTCCAAATCCTGCGATGGTAATTGTGCCGGTGAATGTCGGGTTGGCAAACGGGTTTGCCGCTGCCCATGCGCTTCCAGTATAGGTAAGGTATGGATTGCTCGTGAAAGAACTCAAAGCAGGAAGCGCTTTTCCTTGTGCTCCCGTAACCGTGAACGCTCCCGTATTCGCTAAAGACACATCCCCTGATGCCGCCACAGCCGCTGGAAGATTGGAACCATTGCCAACATAAAGATCAGCGCTTGGAAGTGCTGCAGCAATCGGCTGGGAACTGCTGTTTGATCCAAGCAGTTTAGCAGATGCCGGAACCGACCCTCCGTTAACGGCTACAACCGTAGTCGCAAGACCAGTGTTTGAAACATCCCCGGTAAGAGTCGGGAAGTTGGCAGCAGGTAAAGAGAGAACTGAGGTTAACGTTGTATTGCTCGTCCAAGTAGCCAGATACCCGGACGTATTCGTCCCTCCGGTTGAGACGTTGCCTGCGCCTGAAGGAGTCGCCCATGATGGAACACCAGCGGAAGTCTCATTGAGAAATAATGAACTAGACGTGTTCCCTGGCAGTACCTGCCACTGTGTACCATTCCAGTAACACAGAGAACCGGGCGTGGAAGTGGTGCAGTTTGAAAGACCACCCGCGTTCGTCGCTGTCGTCGCAGTCGAGGCGTTGCCGATCAGGTTCCCGGTGATGTTTCCCGAGGCGTTGATCGTCGTGAATGAACCAGATGCCGGCGTTGTCCCGCCGATTGGACCTGGACTTGGAAAAGATACGGTCGTTCCCCCGAGAGCGACCGACGTACCACCGATCGTTATGGCGGAATTTGCCAAGCCAGCATTCGCCAGGGTGCCGGTAAAGCCTAACTGCACATTGCCGACTGTCGGGTTGGTGAAAGTCAAGGTCAAGCCGTTCGTTGCCGCGCTATTCTCGAAGTTGACTGTGGCCGTAGAAATGAGCGGCGCGCCGTTTACTTGGATCGCTCCCGTGCCGCTTGAGCATGTTCCGTTGAATTCCAGAAACCCAGACGTGCAGGAAGCCCACAAAGCAACCACGTCCGCATAGCCAGCGGGAGCGGTCACGTTGAGCGCGGTGCGCTTGATAATTCCGTTTGCTCCGGGATCAGCTAGTCCTCCGCCGGCGTTCCCGCAAGCCCATGCGCTTCCGTTCCACAGAAGCCCTTGAGTCACCGCGCAACTGGTGATGAGAGAGAGATTCAGGCTGCCACTGGTGCCTCCGCCGGACAATCCCGATCCGTTTCCCGTGGTGATTCCGGTCAGCGTCCCCACTCCGCCGACGTTCCCGCAAGCCCATGATGAAGTCAAGCTATTCCATATCGGAGCCTGACCGTTGGTGCAACTCGTGCTCAGTCCTAGAGTAGTCCCGGTAAACGACAGGAAACCACCTGTAGTAATGCCCGAAACTGCCGCATCAACCGTTACACTTCCGCCAGTGTTAAACAGGGAAATACCCGTTCCGGCAATCAGGTTCAACAGAACTTGTGAAGCGTTTGGAATGCTATTGGTTTGCAAGGCAACCGATGTTCCGCCTCCAGACGTAGGAAGAGGCAGGGATTGAGTAACGATTATGGAACTGATGTCCTGAGATGAGGTCAGAGACAGCGGAGTCATCGTGAAACAGACAGGAGACTGCCCAAGAATCGACTGGCTGCAAAAACTGAACTGCCATTCAGGATCAAGTTGCGCTGGCTGGATTAGGGCCGTATTGGTAAGCGTAACCGAGAAGTGGCCGGCAGAGTCAAGGCTTGAAATCGTGATCGGGGTTGGAACCGGGTTTGTGTTGTTGACGAGCCACTGGACATTCCCTGGAACCAGTTGTACCACTCCGCTGCCGCCGGAGTATGGCTGATTTGATGGCGAAACCACGGTCCCAGTTACGATGATGGACTGACCCCAAGCGATTGAAACTGTAAGCAGTATCGAGAGTGCCAGCCATTTAGCCATTGATGACATAAGTCCCCACGCTTCCCAATGAGTTGACGCCATACTCAACGCCCGGACCACTGTTCCCGCTTCCGCCGTACGTAGGAATTACGTTTGCGTTGCCGGCAGCAAAGAGGCTGATTTGCGAACCTGCCCCGCTTGTTTCGCTCTGGATGATACCGGGACTTCCTGTGGTCAGCGCGCTCGCACTCTCGTCCACGTACTGAAAGATCATCGCCCCATTTTGGAACATCGACAGTACCGGGCCTGACGTACCTTGCACTACTGACAGACGAATTACATCCCCCACTTCGGGGGTGATACCCAGAACCGGACCAATTGCCGTAGACGTGCGTATGAGTTGTGCTTGAAAGCTCTGCGAACCGGCTGCACCCGCCAATGTGCAGTGGTAGTTTGTTCCTGTTCCGACCGTAGCTAGAACCATGGGGGAGGCTTTACCACCACTCGCTAGCGCGGACAAAGTGATTTCCGCGTACTGACTCGTGGTGAAAGAGGCTCCGGTAAACACCGCTGCTGAGGTCCCACCGTCGGTGCTGGAGGGTTCCGCGAGGTTGCCAGAAACTATCTTTGGGGCATTGTTCTCTGAGAGCGTTGTCCAGTTAGCACTAAGTGGCCCGACTCCGCTTGTGAACCCATCTGTTTTGGTCTGCTGTACCGCATCTTCGTTCGCAGTGACAATAGCTGCGATTGGTGCCGGTGCAACGGCGATGGCGTACTGTGCAATAGCCGGTGTTACCCCGTCACCTTGGGACAAACAGTAAAGCATGGTGGCGTTACCGTTTATGTTGAATATAGCAATCGCCCCGTTGCCTCCTACTTGCTCGGTGTTGTTAATTGGGGTGTTAACAGCTTCAAATACTTGGCTGTGGTGTATGCTTCCAACCGGTCCAGCCCAGTGCACGAAATCGGTGGTAGAGTATCGAACGGTTTCGTCCGGATCGAGAGCCCTGGAGGTCGCCGTATTCTGCGGTGCGCTGGGGCCGCTCACAAACCAAATATAGTAGGTGCCGTTTACCTGAGCCACGCAAGGGAAAATGTATATTGCTTGCCCCGTTGGATTGGGACTTTTGAGCACCGGGTTACTAGCATATTTTGTCCATACTGCCCCCGCGCCGTCTGTCGATGTTGCAAGACCTATTTTAAAGGGGTAGCCCGCACTCAGTTCGGCAGCCGAGCACGCCCCGTAGAGCGCGTACCAAGTGCCATTGATGATTGCCACCGGCTTTAGGGGGTAGATAGAGCCTGCATCCCATGCGCCAGAACCCCCTAGAGATAAGACGTTCGCGCTCTGTTGCGTCCATGTTACCCCATCCGGGGACGTGTAGTACGCAATGTTGCCCCCTCCTTGCTGGTTTTGTGCTTGGCAGTACATATAGTACGTGCTGCCGTTTTTGATGATGCCCGGTGTGACGTACCCAGATAGGACCGCCGTTGCTTGGCGTGTCCAGTTTACCAAGTCGGGCGATTCGGCATAGAACGTATTGTAACTGCCTGAAGCCCCTCCGCTGAACCACAGCTTGTAAACATTGGGGCCAGCTAGTAGTTGCGGGTTGCCGTCGTAAATGCAACATCCTTCGTACGCCCCGATCCCACTTAAATCAGTTGCATTAGGTGCTAGAACTATTCCCTGCTTCTGCCAGATGCCGTCTTGCTGTACGGCGCTGTAACCCCGCCAGGATGCAATCTGGCAATTGGTCACCGCTAGGGAATCTATCCCCAAAATAAAACCGGGTGTACCACTTGTGTAGGTAGCGTCACCTATGCACGCAACTCGGTTGCCGTTTTGTGTTGCTGTTAGGCATGAACCGGCTGCGGAGAACGCCCATACATCGCCGGCAGCGAATGTAAGGCCAGTGGTGGTAGATATAGCCGTTGTGGCAGCAGCCGTAACTTTGTACACGACGGCTTGAGTGTTGAATAGCAATAAAATGTACCCCGAAGGTGAGGCGGCGGTACCGGTCTGACGTAACCACATATAACACTGTGCGTGGGTGGTATCAAAATTGCCTAGAGTAACCTCAGAAGTTTGGTCGTTTGGCCACGTTAGGCCGGTCCAAATCTGTCCGTAAAAGTTAGTGTTAACGGCTACTGGCTCCGCGTAATATGGAGCACTCGCCGTTATGGCAGTCATCGCCGTAGCGTATCCCGCGAGTGACCATCCGGCAGCGAGAGAGCCGGAGGCAAAGTTGTCTGACGCGAGTATGGTGTTGTTAGCCATTAGAAACGACTTTACGTACTACAAAAATTCACTATCATGTATTGTAAAAAATATCGACTGTATCTCCACTGGTTCCAACTACCCAGAAGTCACTTAAATAACTGTTGTAGACCGTTGACGGTCCCGTGTTAAATGATCCTCCGCCCGGACCTACTGCAAGGTAGATTCCCTTGGACGACGTTACCGAAGAGTCTCCGAGACGCATCGTATGGGTGGCATTATTCTGGATAATGACCTGCCTGCACAGGACTTGGGAGGTTGCGTTTGCCGGCGGGGCCAGTTGAGTTGCCGCCGAACCGAGCGTGGTCTGCAATAAATTCCAGGGCATCTTATTTCCTCCTGCTCTTTCGTACTCTGCGGTATCCGCCTGATTTTGTCAGTCGTCCCGCTCTTTTCATCGACAAAGCCTCTGCCACGGCCTGCTTTTGCGGGACCGATTCATGCCTCAATATGGAAATCTTTTTGCTGACACGAGATTTCTTTTTCATCGGCTTGCCTTCCTTTTGCCGCGCTTCGTAGTTCTACTGCCAAGCGTGCTGGCCGTCTTTGAATCAGGAAAGATCATGTCGTTGTTGAGCACCTGAACCTTGCGGCTGACTTTTGTTGGTTTCTTCATGGGTTCCTCTCAAATGATTCGCGTGGGTCTTGCCAGAACGGGTGACTTGCGCTTTGCGGCGGCGGCACAAGATTCTTGGCTCGCGGCAACTGGTATGGTTTCACTTTAACCTTCGATGTCGCGTTTCGAAGCTGCTTCCCAACGACATCGCCGCGCAACTTGTTAACCGCTTGATCGGCAATGAACTGCTTATTCCCAGACATCGACAACGGGTTTACTGTCACTGGTGCCCGAGCTGCCCGATTAGCGGAGAACCGTTCCTTGGCAGCGGCCATGTTTGTTTTCTCAGCTAGAGAATCGAGTGCTCCAAACGATCCACGAGTCTTCGCCACTTCTTCTGGACTCAGGCCGGTTGCGTCCGCAATCCCTTTATAGAGTTGCGTACGAAGGCCAGCGGCTTCGGCGTTCAGTTCGGTTTTTGACTTAACTGCCGCTTCTCCTGCCCTCCCACCCTTGGAATAGGCGGGGTCAAGTTCTGCATTAACCTGCGACAACCGAGCATCCAACTGCCCAAGAGTTGCAGTGGACGGAGTAGCTGTCTCACCGGAGTAGCCTTTAATCGTTCCGGCGATAGAAACCTGTCGATTTTTCACTGGACCGAGCATGTCGTTGTAGTAGTGGTTCCTGATCCAGTCTCCGCTACCTTTCATCGCTTTTCCGATCCCTTCAATCGAATCGAGATCAATGCCATTCGACTTTGCGAATGTGATGATCTTGTCCAAATGCTCCCCAAGGCTTCTCTGGAATGAGGCCATCTGCTTTGGAAGCGGATTCACGGCATCGGTAATCTGTCGTGCTGCGTCCCCGACCGATACTTCCCCAGCACTCGTCTCTTTTGGGCCACCAGCCATATACCCGCCAAGCGCCAAAGCAGCGTCACTTTCGACCTTGGCCGGGTCTTCATGTCTCGCCAGTCGGGAACCAAGTCCCCGTCCAAACAAATCGCCAACAGTTGAAACACCGAGCGCAGACATGAGCAAACCTTTCAACGCTTCACCTTCTGCAAAATAGGGGGCGGTTGCACTCTTTAGAGCACCAGTTACTCCGCCTTTTTTTCCGCCTGCCTCATAGAGTTCTCGCGTTCTCGCTGATAACTGCCCCGGTGCTTTCGTCATCCCTTCCACGCCTTCACTGAGGTAGTCCAGCAAACGGTCCATATACGGCTTCGGAACCGATGCAGTCAGAGGCATACCGGGAGCACGTCGCGTAGAAAACGGGAGTTCCGGCTGAGAGGCAAACCTATCCCACTTGTCTGCGTCAGTCTTTGTCGGCTTCGTTGCAAACCTATCCCATTTATCGGGCATTTGGATGTTCTTTCTTAAAATCGTTCACCATACTTTGTGGTATATCCCAACTTTTACTTCCTTCAGTGAAATGAACTTTGCCATCTGGTGGAGGCGTTCCCGTCCCTGGTTGTGGTGCAGTCACACCTCCACCTTGTCCCGGCTCTCCAATCATCGGAACTGTCGTTCTGAGAGCGTCCACTTCCGCCTTGAACAGCTTCATCTGGCGGATAGCATAAGACTTTGATGGAGTACCGCCGCCGGGAAGCATTTTCGTGATTGCATCCCGCATCTTGTCAGACCCTTGACCCATGCCAGCGATGCTTCTGAGAGCAAGGGCTGATTCCTGCATGTTAATGAGCGCGGTCACGTATTCCACTTGGGAATCGTCCAAGGTGGTTGCTATGCTCGAACTCAGGAACTCGTGCCACGCAGAAGACGGATCAGACGATCGCAAAGCTCCGGCGATCTGGGCGCGAGCGCCTGGATCGAATGCCTTGTCCGGAAGTTTGGCGATTGCTTCATTCAGGAAGCCTTGGGCTACATCCATATCTTGGAAGATGCCGGTGCGTGTCTTGGCTGAAACAGCTGCTCCAGCAGGAGCGTACTTCCCCGGACTTTGTACGATCTGGCTGGGAGTAACGTAGACGAGTGCTCCAGTTCCAGCATCCATGGCACCATACATCCTAGTCTTCATGTAGGCTTCGACTCGGGACGTAGAAGCCAGCTTGATGCGGGCGTTCTTTTGCTCCTCTGCCTCCCCATAGGTCTTGAGATAGCTTGCCAATTTCACTGCATCTGCATCAGTCCAATCGGGATCAGTTGGGACTACGGGCTGTCCATTCCGAATGACTCCGGCCGGTTTGGTATCGATGATGAGTGGGCCATTCTTTCCCTTCGGGAATCCCTTAACCTGCTGTCCGTTTACTTCTAACGGCTTTGTCTCTTTGGTTACATCGTTATAGAGAACGTAGTCTCCTTTTTCTGTGAGCAGTGGCTTGAAGACTCCCTTCTGTTCCGGAGGAGCTTCGGACACCTGATACGTGATCTTCCCGGATAATGGATCACGCATGGCATCGTAGCGCTTGCCGTCGGCTCCGGTATAAGATCCTGTTAATTGGGGAGCCTTACCGGTCTGGAGGCGCTGTTGCAATTCCTGCAACTGCGACTGGAACTCCTGTAGTTTCAACTGCTGTTGCGCTTGCTGATTCTTCTGGGCGAGGTTGCGCTCTTTCGCTTCCTGCACGTCGCTGCCGGCGCGTCCAATATTGGACAACACGGATTGAAGCCAAGCGCCCACGTTATACGCTCCCGAAATCCCCGCCAGTAGACGGGTCATTTATTAAACCGCCGCTGCTGCTACTGTAATCCGGCACGTTATTCCACCAGGTTCCGGTGCTTGGTTTCTTCAATGAGTTAAGGAACATTTGCATACTGCCTGACGTGTTCTGCGGCTGTCCGAACGCTCCCGCCGGTAAACCGAGAGAACTGAGCAACGCATTTTCCGCTACCTGCTGATTCTGTTGGTAGAACGGGGCAAGACCTTGGGAGAGACTGGCGGCAAAGGTTCCCGGCGCTTGCGCGAGCCCGCGTTCTGCGAGACTGCCCTGAACTTGGTTTCCTACTGCCTGCGTCAAGCCCTGATTCAGCGGCTGCTGGATTTTGGAGATGGCGGCAGCCAGTTGCTGCGGATTTTTAAGCAAATTCATCACAAAGTTCGTGTATGCATTCCGCTTTTCATCGGTCAGTATATTCCCCAACGTGCCCGCCCCTGCCGAAGCGCCTGTGATCAGTGGAACTAAACTGCCAAGTCCGTCCATAAGTTACCCCTGTTGAAGCCCCTGAAAATTGTTCCCGCCTAATACTGATTGTACCCAGCTTGGCAAGCCTCCCCCGGACGCTAGCGGAGACGACCCGGAATTAGGCCTCTGCAACAGATCGAGTATCCCCGGCCCGCCACTTGGCTGGGCTATCGAATTCTGGGTTAAACCAGATGATCCAACCGGAGCTAAGCCAAAGAAACTGTTGATTGCCTGTTGAATGTTGCCAGTTGCTTGGGGATTGTTCGATACTCCGGCGCCACCCGCTCCGAACTGGGCTGCATATTCCGGAGACAACGAACCTCCGGTAAGAGCTTGCAAATTAGGAAGTTGCTGTCCCACTGCCGCGGACTGACCGGCATTCTGTCCTGCTGTCAGCGGGGCTGCCGGAGGGGCAAACCCTGCTTGAGGAGTTCTTGGTGCCTGACTCTGCTCATACAGGCCGACGCCTGTGCTGACTCCGCCTACCCCGGCGCTGATGAGCGAGACAATGAGAGGCAATCCAATATCAGGCATCAGATTCCCTCCTTAGGTATGGGAGCCGCCATCAAAGTATAGGTCGTTCCAAACGGTTTCCCGCCAACCTTCTCCAGCATGCCCTGGAAACGAGCCTGGGAGGGTTTAAACGGGTCGATCAGAGTCAATAGGCCCACCATCCCCCTTTCTCTTACGTCCCTCAGGAAACGCCTCAGAAGCCTGATAATGGCGATATTGTTCAAAGATGGATCTAAAGAGATTCGCCAGATCACTGCACATCCATGGCAAGGGCAGGCGAGCAGAACACCGTGAATGACTCCTCCGTTCTCGACTACCCACACCCACTCCCTATCCAGATGTCCAAGCTGCTCAAATCCCACTTCTAGCGCGGCAGGGATCTGTTCTGTGGGGCCGATCAGACGAGCCTGGTCCTGTGGAAGCAAGTAAGACATGATGCCGTGATCGAAATTGGGATATGCGCTCATTAGGATATACTGCCTACCATAACGCCGACCGGCCTTGGTTCCAAGTGATATTCAACGCTGTCGATCGTGATCATTCCCGTACCGCTGATGATCGCATCGAACCGCCTGCCGGCAACACCGTTTTCCCCTGTACCGCTCTGTACCTGAAAGTCTCCGCTAGCCGGGAGCGTGGGAGATTGTGTCGTAAAGACAATTCCTCCGTTCCTCAACTGGATAGTCATGGTTGATGGTGCGGCCGGAGTCTGCTGACCCAAAATCGCTACTCTGCGTAGGTAAAGTCGCTCGGTAGCGTTCTTTGAAGCGTTGGTCGGGGTCCGCATGGACCAGGCAATCTGTCCCGGAATACTCGATCCGCTGACCGAGGTTGCCCAAGTCACGGCTTCCTCTTGCCATTGCTGAAGCGTTCCATCGTTAAAAGACCCAAACACTGTCTGGGCAACGGTTGAGAACGTGACCGACCCGAACATGGTGGATATGGGAAATGGTAGATTTACTATCCCCCAACCTTTGAGAACGAGATCGAAACACAAGATTGTTGTCAGCGACCCAAACGATGACCCCTGCGGACCAACCGGGATAGCACAGCAGTACATCGGGGGAGTAGCCGTCAGAGCCGACTGGCATACCGTCTGCCACTGCGGATCCAGTGGAATGATGTCCGCATTGTCGGGATCGTTTGACCCGATCAGGTACGGAGCAACCTGCGTGCTTATGATACGGTCATTCACGCTGTCGAATACCGCTACACCAAGATAGGTCAGTCGAACCAATCCGAATCCGGGAACGAACTGCAGCGTTCTCGGAGCAAGAATTCCCATGTCGCTCTGGACTCTCTGGATGGCAAAGTTAGAAGCCCCAAAGACTCCGATGATCTGATACACGGCACGACGCTTGAAGGCGCATAAACTACCCTCCGGCGGGATGCCCTGCGCGGCGATCGTGAAACTGCCGAGTCCCATGCCTTCAGTACCATCGTCTTTATCGAGAAACGCCTGGTTGATCGGATTCCAGGACTGCAAGTTATTCACGTCTGACATTCGTAGGCTACAAGGCCCGTCTAATCCGATATTGGTATTTGGAGCAATCGGAACAGTCCCGGTTCCTGTGTTGGTGCTGGGGCCGGTATCGGTGACGTAGGTGTCGAACATCCAGAGCGATCCCGAATACACGGCGAGATGACCGCATCCGGGAGGTGGCGGAGCGGCACTGAGCAACGTGCCTGCATTCTGCCAAGTCACGGTGCCATCGGTTACAGTAGCTCCTACGGTAGTTGGGAAAGTCGGTTCCGTAGACCCGCTCGTCCCCCCTTGGATTGCCTTGTAGTAGTAAGTATTCGGAGCTGTCGGAGCGATTATGGAGTTGATGGCATAAGCGACACTTGCAGTCCAGACCGGATACGATGGAACAAAGGTTGACACAACCGGAATTGTGCTGACTGTAAGCGTTCCGCCGCTTGATGCTCCTTGGCCGATTGCGTTGGGATTCACGATTTGTACCGAGGTTGCAGAGGGAATCGCAATCGTGACAAATGCGCTTACTCCGTTTCCATTCGTGTTGTAGGCAGCATTCGTGATCCCGGCGAGAACCACATTTGCCCCCACTCCTTCATTCGAAGCGGGAGGTGGCAGGGTTCCCATATTCTTCCACTCGGTAAAGTAATCAAGAGTGATGCTGCCGACTGTCTCGTTGAAATTTGGTTCGGTCCCTCCGCTTTGTCCGAGCAGTTGCGCGGCGTAAAAGTATCCATTCGGAGGACTCGGAACGACTTCATCTCCGATAGCATAAGTGGTATTTGCCAGCCACTTCGGGTAATTCTGGGAGGCGATTACGGGATTGATGTTATGTGGGGCTGCGGTCGTAATCGTTACTACTCCGTTCGCATCCACGCTGATTGCGGTGATGGCAACCTGGGTTGCTGGGTTGGTCGGTGTTCCATTTGGGTCGGAATAGACTTGAGGGCGGAACCCGTTGCCAAGGGCAAGTACGGCTTGATTCGTGAACTGTGCCATCTGAGGGCACAACTGAACGCATCCTAGAATCCCCCCGGAAGGACTGTACCCTTGCGCTGCGGTTCCCCCTGCCTGAGCGGCGGGAAACAAGGCAACGATATTGGCATCCGTGTAGTCGATACCGTTTGCCGCGGGAGGCATGGCATAAAGAGCGGTTTGCTGGGTCGTGTCGCTGGTTGGAGGAGACTGACTGAATGCCAGCGTCCCTCCAGTAGAAGTACCCGGAAGAAGGGATTGCGTAGTCACGTCAACCAAGAACACAGCGGGCGTAATGCGGGATGCAACCGTATAGTTTCCGGCAAACGAAGGAATCGATCCCGGCGTGTAATTTACAGTGCTCCCGATAATGGCAAAATACGAGGATGCCATGGTGATGTAAGCCTGCGTGCTTCCGTGAGCGGCAACCGAGACTACCGCCAAGCTCCCAAAGGTTGCGCTCGGCGCACCGCTATCCAAATAAGAATTTGTGGTAACCGGAACAGTCTGCAGCAAGGTTTCCGCTCCCGGACTCGTCCCGCGGTAGATGTGATACCCCGCTGCGTTCGGAACCTGATTCCACGTGAGGGTAACGGAAAGGTTCCCTCCCGATGGAGTCAGCGTGATTTCATTCGATGCCGTCGTCTCTCCACCAGCGCCATCTATAGCTGTGACCCTCCAGTAATAAGCGGTCCCGCTTGTCAGGCTTCCGCCTGCGGTTAATGTTCCCGCAAGGCTCTTGGGAGATCCGAGAGGCTGATCCAAGACCTGCATGATGCGGAGGTAGTATCCGGCTACTCCAGTCGGTTGGAAGAAGAACTCAGCCATGGCCCGGCCACGGCCGGAAGTTGGTACGCCGTTATAGGCATCGACGATTGTGGTTCCGTCTGCCGTCCGCAAACTTCCTCTTTTCGAGAGCAGCAAATTTGATCCACGAGGGATTGAGCCTTTTGGCTGCGTGAGAGTGCCGGTCGAGGCATCGACTCCCTTGATCCACGGACCCATCGTTACTGGTTTAACGCCCATAAGTTGTTCATTCTAAGGTACTATGACACCTTGATCTAAAACCGTGTCAAACGCCATGGTTCCTCTCTGCCCGCCAACCTGAACGAAGCGGTTGACTGGACGATTTGCCTCCATCCACGCTTTTGCTTCCTCAAAGAACGTCTTTTCCAGTTTGTCCGCCGCTTCTAGATCCAGTTCTGATTTCTTTGCTTGCGCCAGCATGTAATTTGGCAGACATGCGACCCAGCCTTGGGGAGCGGCAAGGTTCATCAAAGCACTGCCGGGACAATACTTGTTAAGAGTCAATCGTTTTCCATCCCAGAAAAGACTCAGTTCGGTTACAGTCGTACCGGCGGGCCATGCCTGGGCGTAAGTTGATCCCAGGCCACGGATCAGGCCAGTCAAGGACGTAGTGGCGTACGCGCAAATCTCTGTCCCTATCTGGCAGAATCCGAAGGGCAGATAAAAGGCGCCGGGATTATAAACGGCTACCGCGGTGTCGGTTGCCAGCATGTTCTGTGCCGTGGTTGTTACCCCGGCATTACGATCCGGTTGTGGATAGACTTCGATCACCTGTTGCTGGGTTCTCACGGAGATCTGAACTTTATTCAGCACGGAAGAAGTGATCGTGTTCCGGCGGAAATATTCTGCCAGTTTCCCGCCTTGAACCCAGTAACCTCCATACCAGACATCCGAGATTTCTGCCCACTGTCCGGGAACCACATACATGGGCTGGCCGGCCTGCGTAGGGACTCCGCAATAGTCTTGCATCCCGCCAACTGCCCGGGAGAACTTGGCAAGCGCTTCGTTCAGCCATTGATAGACGGTAGAAACTCCAAACTGCGGGCCGTCGGAATCCATCAGCCATGCGGTTGAACGAGTGGGAGGCAAGCCAAATCCAGTGCACGGTGACTGAATGGTTCCAAACCAGTTTGATCCAGAAACAATGTTTGTTTCAAAATACTGGATCTCGCTTCCCGAAACTCCGCCTGGAAGCGTCAAGTAAACTCGTAAAATGCTCGTTGAGGGTAGGATTGGAGATTCAATATTCCATCCATTCCCTGATGTTATTGTCGCTGTTCCCTCGGCTGAAGGTAGAGTTTCACCCCAGGGATTTCTCTGAGTCACAACAAAAAAGTAAGTTCCCGGAGTGATTGTCGCTGGCGCAGAAATAGCCGCATTCAGGCCTAACGTCGCAGCAGGCAAAGCGGGAGGCATGTCTGGAATCTTCGACCGCACCGCAAATAAGATGTCACCAACAGTTGGCATAATTTATCCTGCACATAACGGCGGAACCGTTTGGCTGAAAGTATCGGAACACGTTGATTGATACGGTTGCGGCGGTGACGTAAGCTGCATCGATTGAAGCCTGCCGTTCAGCACAAAGATTGAGAACGTGCTCCCATTGGGAGAGTTGACCAAGATCTGTGTGACGTAATCTGCATCGAGTTTAATCATGCATGATTCTCCTATACCGCTGTTAGATTCAACTTGTTCCATGTCGCAGAACCTGCTGAACCTGTCACCGTGCAGAGGTAGGCAAGCCCGCTATAGTAGATAATCTGTCCAGCGGTTCCTGCTGTCCCTGCGGACGTTGGAGCACCAGCGGATGCTGTCATCAGGATAGTCTTCAGCGACAAACTTCCAGAAACATCAGAAGCAGTCCCGTTGCCGACTGCTATAGAAGCAGCACCGAGGCGAGAGATGCAGGTGTCTGACCCGCCGATTTGGATTGCCCCACTCGGCTGGATTGTGAGTTGCGGGGTTACTGAGAAGCCGCCAGCAACGAAAGAGATTGGTGCAGTCCCGCCACTTGATAGGTTAGTATTCGTGCTGATGATGAAAGACGTGGCTGCGCTTGTGCCAGCGTCCACGCCAAACAACGCTGCGTTTCTGAACGTAGAGATGGCATAGGTAGACCCACAAATGCCCACATATATGCCGGAGCCTAAGTCGTTCAGAACACCGATGTATGTCTCGGCAGCGCTGTTGGTATTCTGTACATTCAACATTGCTGGGCTAGATGCATTGTTGGTCAACACCGAAACGTCAGTGAGTCTCAGACTGCCCGAGTAATCCCCAGCAGTCCCGTTGCCGATAGCAAGAGATGCCGCACCGAGGCGGGAGATGCCAGAGTCCGCATTCCAATTGATGGCGAGCCCGCTGGTCATTTCTATCGCACCAGTCATCGTGCCGCCCGCGAGGGGGAGTTTCAACGCTTCCGCTGCTTCCGCTCGTGAAGTTTCGACACCTACGGCAGAGTCCGTATATGCAGTGGTTGCGACCAGTGCGGAGTCATCAAGTGCCGCCTGTGTAGCCGCAGTTGTGCCATTCCCCAGAGAACCTGTGAAGGTCGGTAGAGAGGGAGCAGACTTGAACACCGCTATGGCCGCTGATTGGCTACCCCCCGATTGGCCGGTAGACCACGTAGGGTTGACTGCGTTTGTGCTTGTGGTGACCAGATACGCTGCTGCACCCGCTACCCATTGGCTTGTTGCTTCTGGGCGGTCGGTGATGATGAAGCCGTCATTGATGCTGATGTTCGTATAGTACTCGTTCGTAGATAGAGCGGTGATGATTAAATCGCCGGTATTAGCGGGTGTCACACTGCCCGGTTGGAGTGTTGCGGACGAGGTGTTATGGTTCCCTGCGGTCGATGATGCTTGATAGACGGTGCTGCCAGCAGTCATGTTACTGAAGGCAAGCACTTCCATGTCGCTGTAGTAGCCAGCACCAGCAGCAGGTGTCAGGGTGAACGTGTGACCAGCACCAACCGTAGGGCTGTAGCAATAGGATATCTGGGTAAAGTATGTCCCAGTTCCCGTGTTCCCATACAATATAAGTGCCTGCCATGTGTTATTAAAACTGTCGGTCACGACAAGGTTAGTGTTGTAGAGGCAGTTTCCCGCCACGACAAGCAGGTTTGAGCCCGTGGTGTTGATGGCTGATGTGGTTAGGGACGCCACGGAACTGCTCATTGCCGCCCCTGTATGTGCTACCAGTGCGGGCGATGTACGACTTAGCCCCATAGAGGCAAAATTCGGATTGACGTATGACGGATACCACAGCCCTGTGCCGGGGTCATAGGCGAACAGGACAACTTGACCAACCGTTGCGTTGATGGCGAGTGCGATGTTACTAGTCGTATCCGTAGAGAACGTGCCGTCTGCTATAGCGACGAACCACTGGTTAGGTTGGACGCTTGTATAGGAGTCAGCCGGTAGTGCAATGGTCTTAATCAGCCCGCTACCGACGTGATGAGCATATGATGTCGGTGAGATAGTATTGGACGAGACGGTCAGTGCTGCACCTTGGCCGTAGCCTGTCATGCTGGCAATGTTGCCAACGGTAATAAGCCCTCTGCCCGACGGCCATATACTTAGGTCCGCCTGACTATTAACCACAGGGTTGAAGCCGGGGGTGGTGATGTTCATGTTGTTGGTGGAGTTGAACACTCCACCTGCTTCAGAACATCGGAAACCTGGTCCCATGCCCGCAGGCGTAGCCGTGGCTGTGTACGTGTTGCTCGCGTCGCATATTTGGTTGTTGACCAAGTTCAGGATGACGCCTGGGCCACTCATTACAACTGTGCCCATCAAGAGGCAGTTACTTACAGTGACCGAGCCTTGGAAGATGCTGATGGCTGGGGTAGTATTCCCGCCAGTTAATGCATCGACTTGACAGTTCTCCACGGTCGTCATGCACGCTGCACTGCCTGTGTGGTTCAGGAACATCCCAGCCACTTCGCTGTAGAACTGACTGATGACGTTTACACCGAAATTGGTGATGGAGATGTCCGTCCCGTTGTGGGAACCTGCACCGCCGTATATAGATACACCAGAAGTGCCGCAATCAACGCCCACGGTACAAAAGTATATCGTGGGGTTGATGAGTGTTATCGCCAGAGCATTGTCGTTGTCAACGAAGACGCCAGCCGTGCAGTAGTACATGATGCATGTAGACAGCGTGATTGACGCAGAGGTTCCTAGGCCGCCAGAACAGTCCCAGCCGTGGTTAAAATCAACAACACCGACGTTGGTGAACTCGATGTTGGCGGTGTTTAATCCCGTGCTTGCTCCACCGCCCATGGCGAAACCAATGCCGTCAGTGATGCTGAGACCTTGAAGAGTGAAATCCTTAATCTGGCAGTTGGTTGTGTTATTGAGGTAGATAACTGGGGTGGTACCCGTATTATAACTGATGAGTTGGGTGCCACCTGCGCCGCCTGCCGTGCCCATGATGGCGATGTGGTTCTGAGGGTTACCTGCATTGCCTATCTCCCAAGTTCCACTACCTAGGAGGTAGTTACCGGAACTGAGTGACACGATACCACAACTGATAGATTGGATGGTAAGTATCGCATTCGAGCACGCTTGCAATGCTGCGAGATCGTTATTACTTCCGTTTGCAAGCGCTCCCCACCATTCGGGAAAGAATGTGCTGGTCTTGTAGTTGCCTGCGAACGAGATGGTGCCCAAAGTAGCGGTGGCATTATTGAATATCTGTTGCCTTTCGGCGATAACCGGTCCAGCGATTGTCACCGTATCTCCGGTGGTGACTTTGATTGAACCACCCGCCGTGAAGTCCAACGTGATGTTGGCTGGGAACGTGACACCAGTTGCGGGCGAGCCTGATGTACCCAGTACAAACGTGCCTTGGGGGAAGCAGATGGTTGCCACGGTGCTACCAATCGTGGTTAGCAGTGCTTTCATAGCAACGGTGTTGTCCGTACTGCCGTTGCCTACACAACCGTAATTGGTTACGATGTACTCGATCGAGAGTATCGCCCCGGCGAGAGACGCAACACTGCCTGCGGTAATAGAGAAGTTCGCGCCTGACCTGTCGATAGGGAGCAGGTCGCCCGATTGCGCCGGATTGCCTAATGTTAGTGCTGAGATTTTTGTATTTGCCATTAGGTACTACTTTCTAGTATGAGTACGTCTCCGCTTTCCAACAGAATGACACCCGAACCGTCTTCTAATTCGAATCCGCTGTACGGACTGACGGCCAGCGTAAGATATGGCTCCCCCCAATATCCAAACGGAGGCGGGTTTGGAATAATGGCCAACTGCCATGCCTCCATCCCGTTCTGGTCTTCTAGTAGGATAGAGGGGACGGCAACCTGCCCCGACACTTTGGATGTCGTTATCTGCCCATTGTCCTGGCAAGCAAGCTGCCACTGCTGGCCGGAGGTGTCAACGAGATAAGTTGGAGTAAGCAGATTAGGTGGAGTAAGCAGATTAGGTTGAATTGTTTGCACATAATCCGCACATAACGGCGGAACCGTTTGGCTGAAAGTATCGGAACACGTTGATTGATACGGTTGCGGAGGACTTGGAGCCATTACAGTAAGAGTAACTACTACGATTTGCGGAGAATCTTCTGCCCCGGACGCGGTTACGATGAAACTCCCGTAGTAAACTCCGATGCCGAGCCCAGCAATGTTCACGCTGACTGTGAGCGAAACAGCCGAAAAACCTGCGTCACTAGAATTCGGAGAAACTGTAATCCATGAAGACATCCCACTGACGGTGAACGGCATGGGCTGTGGAGGCCCGCCATTTGATACGCTAACCGTTTCCGAAGTCGGATTTCCGGCACTTTCCGTTGTCGAATAGAACAATGCCAAGGGACTGACATCCAGAATGGCAGGACTTGGAGCCGTTACAGTAAGAGTCACTACTACGATTTGCGGAGAATCTTCCTGAGCGGGTGCCGTGAATGTCAGACGACCCGTGTATCCTCCGACCGCCAACCCTGTAATTGAGACGTTAGCCGCTACGGTCCCCGTATTTGTTCCACTGGTGGGTGATGGTGTGAGCCATGCGGAATCGGAACTCACTGACCAGATCAAGGTTCCCGGCCCAGCATTAGAGACGCTGACATTTTGCGAAGCCGGATTCGATCCGTATTCCGTTGCGCTGAAACTCAAAGCCAGTGGAGTCACGTCGAGAATCGGGGATGTGATGACCAACGTCACCGTCACGGTGTTCGGGGTGTTAGTCGCGCTGCCTGAAGCGGTGAATGTCAGATGCCCGGTATAGGTGCCAAATGTCATCCCAGCAATCGAAACATTCGCGGCTACGCTCGTTGCTCCACTGCCGCTTGTCGGAGACGCCGTTAGCCAAGCCGAATCGGAAGTGACTGCCCAATTCAGGACACCAACTGTCCCGTTAGATACCGCAACATTCTGAGATGCCGGGTTAGAACTACCTTGCAAAACCGAAAAACTTAGCGTTAATGGCGAGACTTCTAGTTCTGGAGCAATGTAGGTATAGCCATTTGCAAGGCTCCCTATCCCGAATGGGCTAGTAACGCTGACCGTGACTGGCCCCGCCGCGTGCGCCGGGGTGACGCATGTGATGCTGGAACCGGAAACGACAACGACGCTTGTCGGAGCATTTCCTCCGAACGAAACGGTTACTGGAGAAACGAAGTTCGTTCCAGTGATGGTAACCGCCGTCCCGCCTGCAATTGGTCCGCTTGGTGGAACAACACTGATGACAGTGGGCGGAAGAGTTCCTGCGCTACCTTTGAATGCGACCGCTACAGCCGCCCAATTGCCATCCGTGCTCCCGGCAGCGAAAGCGGTAGGAAATGTTCCCAGGGAAGAGGTGATCTGGTATTGCAGAGTATCGATGAAATTATTATCCGCGATTGTGAAATCAAGCGACGTATACCCAGACCCAGCCGCATTTGTCGCATTAGGCCAATCTTGACCGGTTGAACCAACCACTAGGATGAAATCACTTTGTGAAGTGGTTAAGTTCCCGGCATCTTGGGTCGGACTATTGCCAGTTGCTGTCTGCTCAGTATCCACCACTCCAGACGCTTCCGCTCCGCTCACCTCGATCAAGTCAATTGTGATTGAATCATCGCTTGTTGCTGTTCCTGTCAAGTTGCTGACTACGGTCGTGACCACGACAGAAGACATCGAAGCTGCGCTTTCGATGTAATAGATTGCTATTAGAGTCTGGCTGGAATTGGGACCGATTGTCGTGGTTGGGCAAATCGCACTTGCCGCCAACGTCCAAGTAAATCCCGGCGTCGAGATACTATTCACGGCTGGGGTAACATCGCCTGGTCCGAAGGTAGTGATACCAACGATAGCGACCAGCAGATCGCCAGCCAGAGTTGTCGCAGCATAGTTAGCTGTCGTCTGAAGTGGGGTCAGCACACCAAAATCGCTAGCGAATCCCCAGTTATCGCTTTGGACGATTTCGATCAACCAGAAACCCCCCTATTTCACTCCTTGTAAAAATGGCGGGTGAGCCGAAGCCCAAGCCCGCCAGAGGTTCACCAACATGGCTACAGTCTACGTAGTGCCGCTAATCTCCAAGTCCATGATCGCGCTGCCGACCCCGACTTCGGTCACATCCAGTCGGGTAACGTTGATGTCCACTTCGAACGGGACTACCACGTCAAACCCAGCAGGAGCAGTAGCGGATCCGGCCGTGTAGTAGGACTCGACCAAGGTAATGGTTGCGCCCGTGACCGTGCTCGTAGCCGCTGCCGCCAGAGTGATTGTGCCGGCACTCTGGAAACTGGCAACCGTGGTCAACAGGGCAATCGCTCCGCTTGTGCCGCCCGCGGAAGGAATGTAAATGTTCTGTCCGACCATGGCAGACGTAAACTTTGCCGAAGCCGAAGTCAGAACCTTGGTTCCCGAAGTCATGGCGCCATCAGTGGCAACCGAAGTGCCGCCAGCGGCTGTTGCCAAAGTCAGGGCCGTTCCCGGCCAGTTGTAGTAGACGGTAACAAATTCCAGGCCATCGGACAGAGTGGCTTGCAGCATAGTCATGCTGGGACTGGTCGCCGCGCCGTAAATCTTCATGCGGATCAAGCCCTTCGAAATGGTAGGCGTCAAGCCGCTGAGAGTGACGGTATTCGATCCACTGGCCAGAGCGTTTGCCACTGACTGAAACAGAGTGTCGTTCTGGAAAGGAATCCCAGGACCGTTGACCATGCTTTGAAGTCTGTTAACCCAGCTCATAATTCCTTCTCCTTTGTGCTACGACAATCCTGTTACAGTTCCCGCACTAAGCGGGCGAACGTTGGTCAAGTTCTCAGCCACTACGACACGGCTGGCAATGACTTCCTGCGAACTCGACATCAGCCACGGACGGATGATGTAGTAGCCGTTCTTGTGGTAGTTCATCCACATGTACTTCGAGTTCCACAACCATCCGACTCCGGCCGTTATGTACTGATCGGCCAACACCACCGCGTTATCCACCCGGAAGTGATACCGCAAGCCAAGCTGAGCGGGTTCCTTGTCGGTAATGTTGTCGTTCATGCGGATGACCGATCCCGGCGCCGCCGCTACCTGGATGAACTGAGTCTTAAACTTCCCGTAATCGTAGTTGTTCAGTGCCAAGGTATCCGGCTCGTCATAGCCGTAGGTTACCGACTGATACAAGTTCTCGTAGTTGGCAATGGTCAGGGCGCCGCCGCCGTTTGCTACCGCGGCTGCCGGGTTCCATGCCGTATAAGTAGCCCGGTTGACGCCGGCAATGGTGTTGCCCTGCGTGCCAATCCAGTTGGGAATGTTGTCAATGTCGATCGAGGTGTTCTGCGGATAAATGCCCCAGTTCGCTCTGGCCAGTTTCGGCAGCAGAGATGCCGCGCAGATCTGCATCTTGGCCTTCACGATGTCGATGGCCGATGCCCCGCCCGAGCCGAGGATGATGTCAGTCGTGGCAATGGCTACGTTCTGGTAGTAGAAGCGCCATTGCTGTTCTGCCGGGATGACCGGATCGAACACGCTGGTGTTCAGGTTCTGGTCACCATAGAACGCGCCGCCTGCGGGATCTTCCGCCGTCAACAGCGGGAAGATCAGGGCGCCTCCGGTAACGTGCTTGCCGGAACGCTGCAGCGCCCAGTGCGTGGGCGATGGCTTGTTCACGATGTCGGCCATGAATGGCGCAATTTTCTTCTGAACAAGGGCGTCCAGCGTGTTTTGCATCAGTGCTGGCGGCGACTGAATACCGGTACCTGTAACTCCTGCCATCTGCGGCGCTATAGCATTGATGATCTGGTTAACCCAGAATTGAACTAACCACCGTAGCACTGAATACATATTGTCTCCTTAAACTTTCTTTGTCTCGGCAGTTGGCGTTGCATCTTGCTTCCATTGCCACCGTCGTTTCTTCCACTGCACTCCTGCTGCTTCTGCAAGCACTTGAACCGGTGGGGGAGGACCAACTACTGGAATCAACCCCGGTTGTGTCACAGTCGGCTGTCCCAAATTAAGACTCGTGACATAGGCATCGAGGTCAGCGCTAACGCCATTCAGTTCAACCGCGTTGAGCGTGATTCCGTGCGAGCGTAAAGCCCGATCAAGTAAACCCCGGATGCTCATTGGACCTCACCGCCGTTCTGAATCTGCGCAAACATCTCCATAAGTTCGGGATCGTTCATCGCATCGTCTCCCAACCCCTCAAGCCCAACTTCCTGTACCGCGCTCTTGTCGGCTGGCTGTCGTCCTCCGCTCGCGGACGAGGGACGCGGCTGGCTGTCGAGACGGTTGCGCTTGGCGGCATCGTTTTTCCCTTTTTCGTATGCTTCTTTACGGATCGTCTCAATGTCGTTTGCCTTGGTCAATTCCATGACCGTTTTCTCGATGGATGGGAAGCCGTATTCGTCCATGACTCTGTGCTCGGTTGCGTAGTCGAGGACTTTCTTGTAGTCCCAGTCTTTGTACTGCTCGACTTTCTTGAGGCGGGGAGCGACTTCTTTGTACTGGCCCTGCCAGCGTTCCTGAGCCCAGATGGTCGCTGCCCGCTCCAAGCTCTTGGAAATACCGTCAAGCGACTTTTTCAATTCTTCGCGTTCTTTCTGCTCCGTAGCAAGACGGGCGCGTACCGGACTCCAAAACTCTTCTTTCTCGAAGTCGTCGGGAGTGGGCGGCTGTTCTCGTTTCGCGGTCAGCGTCTCGCGGGCTTTTTCGAGTTCCGAGAGAAGATTGGCGGCTTTCATTGCGGTATCGCGGGCTTCAGCCTCGCGCCGGTCGGCCCCGGCAATCTTGTCCGAGATTTCTTTTTGCTGCTTTGAGGAAAGATCGCGCAACTGGCCGAGGGTTACCTTCTCGGTCCCAATAGTCAACTCGATGTTGTCGGTGAACGTACTTTTGTCCTGCAAAATCTGCTCTAAATTCATCACATACCTCCCGGGGGTGCTGTAGCGTTAGGGGATTCCGGCTGAGGCTGTGCTGCCCCGATGCCGAGCGGTTGGCGGACTGCTGAATTCACGTTCTGGGCCTGGCTGATTTCTTTGACTACGCGGTCAAACATCGGAATCAACTTCGAGAGTTGGCCGCTGACGTTCGGAAGTCTTTCTAGATTCTGGACCATGAGCACGGCGCATTTCTGCTTCATTGCCTTCATCTCTTGCAGCAGCATTCCTGGATCGGCGCCTTTCAACTGCGCTACCTGCTGCGCGTACTGTGCTCCGGGGTCACCTCCACTCGGATCACCCCCTCCACCCGGCATTCCGGGCGGTCCCGACGGTCCACCACCTGCGGCAGTTCTAGCCTGCAACGCTGCCATAATCATTGGGCCGATTCCGCCGGGACTTCCCACTTATTTACCGCCTTTGATGAACAGGCCGATCGGGTCAGGCCCTATAGTGCCATCCGCCCTCGGGAATTCATTCATGTCATTGCGAGGGACACACTTGTCGCCCTCCTCGTCAATGTTCAGCGGACCTAGAATGTCCGGCAATGCCTTCGTTGGCGAACCGTAGAGATCCGGATACTGACCAGATTTCTTAGCCATGATTTACCTCCATCCTCTCTTCCCCGGTTTTTCCATCGGGGGAAGCAAATTGATCGTGTTCGGGGGAACCGAGCCGTTAAAGGGCGGTGGGTCGGCAAGGTTGGTGCCTTCGAAACTTTCGAGGGCTGGGCTGAGCGTGGTAAAGCGGTCAGTCTCGGACTTGTCCTCGAATGGACTGTTGTTGTGCAGGCCCTCAATATTCTTCCAGATGTCGCTCTTTGCCATATTTCCTCGAATAAGTGAGGGCGGTTGCACCACCCCGGATTAACCGCCCACACTCAGTTGGTCTTGCCTTGACTACTTCCGCTTGTGGCGACGGCCACCGCGCTTGAATTTCATCTCACCGTTAGTGGGAATCATTTCAGCTCCTTTCTGAAGTTGCCACGATAGCCTTGCGGCTACAGAGCAATGCAACTCCGGTAAAAACTAATGTCGTTTCACGCGTCTAGACATGAGAGTCGCGGGCTTTTTCCCGCCCATTTTGTGTGGAGGGAAGCGTTTCAGTTTGCCGCCGGTAGATCGTTTCATGCGTGCCCCATTCTCTGCTCGACGTAAGCCATCATCGTGAGCGATTGACACTTCATGTATGCCAGAAATTCATCCTCCAGCATGTGATGGACATTGGATTTCGGTTCGAAAAAAGCCGGATACGGCTTGCCGTCTACCGCGAATTGAGCGAACCACTGCTCGCCCATCGATTCAAGACGTAGAATCTCGAACTGATGGCCGGCAAGTTCAGGGTAGCCGTGTAGTTCCACAGTTTGATTAACTACATAGATTGATGCATGTTTACAACAACAGGAGTGGCGCGTGTGGAGAATGTGGAATAGATCTCTGGAGGGATTCCGACGCTCCAATAGCCGGTTAAGTCCTTGCGAACGACAAACCCGACCTGTACAAGTAGGCCGCTATGAACCCACCGTCGGATAGTTTCAACATCCCGATGGTACTCAGTGGCAATCACCGAAAGTGGAACCCATACAAGATCGTTCATAATCTTACCTGCAATCTAGCGTGGTTTACGTAATTTCCCCATCGCAGCAAGAGCCTTTTCCTGGTAGTTCTCATCTGCAAGTTCCCCTGCTTGTGGAATGGAGAATGTTTCGAGTACGGTCTTGGTCGGAATCATGCCAGTCTTTGATAGTGCCATAATCACCGACCGCATTGCGCCTGCGCTCACGACTTGCAGGCTACCTGGGTCAAGATGCGCGTCGTAATCATCGAGCGAATCGCTATTGATCGGTTCCCACTCGGCTGACTGCGGCTCGTTCTTTCCAGCGTTCGGAACAAACACGCGGTCTGCAATGCTCTTGTAGCGGGCATCCACGTACCACACGATCTGTGCGAGACGCTGCAAGGATTCCGAGAGCAGTCGTCCGCGGAGACGGGTCATATAATGGCTTTGCCAGAGGGTTGCATCGAACAAGTCCGGAGAAACGTTGCCGCCGCCTGACTGACCTTGCCTCGACTCGGAAAATCCCTGCAACTCTTTTTGCAGGGAGAATAGCGAAGCAGGTACGGTAATCATGTGCTGGGGTAAAGGTTGCGGGTTGATGACTACCGGCGGATCAGAGTTGTTTTTGATGACCACAATTTCTCCGGGGAGCCAGCCTATAGAGTTCGGATCAATCCCCGTATTTTCCCGAAATACGATCACGCCGTTATTGAGTCGGACTATATTCTCAAACAACTGCGTGTAAATTCGTTCCCCTAGATTCTGCAGACTGCGCGACAGGTCTATGGGAGCTGGTCCCCAGAAATTAGCGATTGTGGGCATGGCTGCAACCCGGACCAACGGGAAGGTTCCACGTTCGTCATCCGGCAACTGCGGACACCAATTGTTTCCGTCGGACAGGATAATGTCGTTGCAGTCGGTTATCCAGCGCCCGTCCGGGTACTTATACCCAAAACGAGGATGAACCAGACGCAGAGCTTCAGCATCACTACCAGCAAAGGACGCAATTTTCTCTCTCGTGTTGTCAAATAAGAATGTAGTTCGGACTCGAACGCGATTGTCGCGGAAGATTTTCTTCTCCGGCTCGTTTCCCTGATTGGAGAGTGGAGAGTATTCCGGGTAGTCGAGAGTGGTATCGACTTGGCCGTAAGGATCGGCGCTTCCGGAGTAATAGCGGGGCCTGACCAGCTTTCCGGTTTCCGGCCATCGTCTGCGGACTTCATCGATATAGATCCAATCCCACCACTGTACCCAGGACCAGTCGGAATCGGATTTGCAGAAGGGATCGGGATTCACCGTCTCGGGATCGCGTGATTCAAGCCACGTCACTCCTTTGCCGCGGCGAGCCGATGGCGAGAAACCTACTTGGAGGTAGCCGAGGTTAGTCAACATGGCCCAGATGATCGATTCGAGGACCCGGTTGTTGTAACATCCCTGGCTCCAGTTTGCTTGGTAATACTTTTCTCTCGCTTCGTCCCGTTTGCCTTGGTTGGTGATGTAGACCTTGATGGAGGCGTCGGTGATGTCGGTAGCTTCGTTTAAGACCAGGGTTTGAAGCTGTGGAATCATTACCTGGGGACGGAAGGTGTTGATGATGCCGCCGCGGGTGTCATCAAGATCGTAGAAAGACTTGATCTCGTCAAAGTAGTCTTTCCCAAGATGCTTGTCTCGTTCCGTGCGGGAGATGCGTTCCAGTTCGTCCAGTTGGCGGGAGATGGATTTATCGGGATTCTGATAAGCAGCGGAGGACTTCTTTTCCGTCACTACATCGTAGCCAACGAATCTCGGCATTATTGGACCTTCGCCTTCTTAGCTTTCTTGGGCTCTTTTTCTGAGAGCCATTTTGCAATCGCATCGCCGGGAGACTCGGCGGTGCCGCCTTCTGCCTTACGGAACTGTTCGATGTCGATCAGCATTCCCACCCAATCCTTCGAGGAAATCATGCCGCTTGCGATCAGCACGTCCCCGGATTTTGCAATCTTGTCTTCCAAGTCAGCCCACGCTCCCGACCGGTTCTCTTTCCTCAGACGGGAAAATTCGGTTCCGATTGATCGGATGAGTTCTTCTGCTCGGCTGAACGCCTTAGATTCGCCACCGCTTTCTTTTGCCGGATGATTCTCTCCATCTGGTTCAGTTGTTCGACTGTGAGAGGAGGGCGACCCCTCAGTGGCTGTGAGGGGTCGGGTGATGGGATTGTTTGCGAGCTCGCTGACCGGGGTTTCGCTGAATCGAGGCATGGTTCAGGCTCCACCGTATAGATCGCGGAGTTTCTTGACCCAAATCTTATCACGAGTTCGTCCGATTCCCCATCGGTGTCCTCAAATAACGCTTGCGGATGATCCTCTGCTTCCACTTGTCGAAGCGCTTTCAGGGGGATATGAAGTTCCCCTCCAGCCAGTAAGGTGAGTGCGGCAAGCAGGCGCTTGAAGTAGCGGTTGACTGATTGTGGGGTGGTGTCAGTAGGGGGCATAAGTATCACTTTCCAAACAGAAATCTTCGAACCATAGGGTTGTCTTGGAGTACAGCAAAGAGATTTGGGGAGCATCTGGAAATCCAGACTTCCTCCGAGACATCCACGTCTTCATCGGAAGCGTACACCAAAGCGCAGATGGCGTGCATGATTTCATGTAGCAATGATACTCTCAGTTGTCCCGGCGCTACATCTTCACGAATATCCATGATAAGCAAATGATTGTCATGGTGGCCGAATTCATGCATTTCTTTCCCAGTGATCCATCTTATCGTGTACATGTATGGGCCAATTTTTACTTTGTCTGGGCGACCACGAATCGATGTACTTTTCAGGGTGGAATGTGGAATCGTATTTCTTTGTGGTTTACTCATAAAGGCAACATAACACTGCGGCAGAATTTCTTTTGTGGTTTCAAGATCATGCGCTGATCCATCCAGAGAGCGTGCGCCAAGTCCTGTTGGGGTTTCAGCTTATTAATGGCGGGATGACCGGATTTGTCCTTGTCTAATGTACTTGCCTTGAAGTGCAGAATGTTGGCTGGAGGATACTGCGAGCAAGCGATTACCGCAAGGCATCCGGCTACGAACACGTCGTCGTGACCGTGCTGCATCTCCCAGCGCATTCCCGTGGCCATGGTCATCAGGTCCATCTGGCGGCAGAATTCTTCATCCTTTACCCGAAGGCCACCGGGAATGTTCTTCATTCCGTCATGCAACTTCGCTCGGAAAGTTGAGAGCAGCAAGTCTCTGGTGCGAGAAGTTGTTTCCCAGCCCATCGCTTGCGGCTTGCGCTTGCCCCAGATTTTATCGTCCTTGCCTTTCCACATGTACCAGTTGGGGTATTGATACTCGTCGCGCAAAACCTGCTGGCACCACAGACCCAGGTTTCCGGTCAACTCTATATTCATCATGGCCTGGTTGTAGTAACGGCCGGCGGCATCAATCTGCTTTGCCATCTCAACCGGGTTTACCCAGTCGGAGAACTGCATGGCCATATCTCCGGTCGTGCCGTTCAACACCATGTAAGAAGCGAAGTCACCGGTAGCTTTACCGGAATCGATCTCGATGCCGCGGGCGCAGTCTACGCCTACGTAGTAAGTGCAGTTCGCTTTCACTTCCTCGTAGAGCAGGCACTTTCCGCGAGGGTTAAGAACAAACTGCGCTCCCTTTCCGGAACGCTCGAAGTTCCCGCGCTTAAGGGGTTTCTCCTTGGTCTGCATGGCATAGCGAATTTCGCCGGCGGTGAATGCCGGGTCGCCGGTAGCAATGAATGCACGCTCGGGGGAAATTGGGTACTCTTGGTCGAACATTAGTTCCGAGCCTTCGCATTCGCCTTCAAGGACCATTCTCATCCATGCGACTTGGGAGAGTGAAGCGTTGTAGGGCTTTGCCATTAGTTCCCGTTCAAATTCGGTGGCGGGAGCATCTTCCGCTTCATGCTCGGGTCGGTGGCAGGTCGGATCATCCAGCCAGGAGAGGAAGATGGGAGTAAAGCCGTTCCATTTGGATCCGGAAGTATTCGCGCCGTTCCAGTAATTGTAAAAGGTTTCACCGATTCCGGTACGGCCTTGCGCGGTGGATTCAAGGGCGATTACCGTGTCCGGGGCTTTTGAGACGCTGGGTAAAATGGCCAAGAATGATTTCTGGCCGGGGTAACTGGCGGCTTCCGAGAGATGCAAGAACGATAAGGTCAGGCCGCGACCGGCGCCTACGCTTCCGGCAGTGGCGATGTCGAGATTGGAGTTTCCCTTGGTGTGCGGGAACACGATACTACGGGTTCTCACATCGCACGCTCCCGGCATCCGGTCATTCAGGGAGACGGCAAGATCACGAGGCACGCGAAATAATCCCTTGTCGGCAACGTCTTTTAAGTGAGCGACGATCAAGGCGTGGGCTTGCGGTCGGGCTAAACAATGAGCTAAGGCAAGACCATCTACATAACTGCTCATGCCTACCCTTCTGGCTTTCAAAATTACCACCCTCACCGATCCATATTTGGCATAATGCTCCTTGACTATGTTGTGCGCTTTTAATTGATTGGGATTGAACACAAATGGAACAGAGATGCCTTCGTCCCTATGTTTAATTTCAAGTCGAGACATCAAGATGCGAACTCTATCCAAATTCAATGTCGCCTCCTCTCATTGCCATGGCAACAAGCGCACAACCATTGAACATCAAACGGATTCTTGGATATCGTACAACATTTCCAAATGACTGCTGGTTGGAAGTCCATCTTCCCCATACATATTTCCTAGTTTCCTTAACAGCCAAAAAAATCTCTCTGGATGAATTCTCTGTGTGTGGAGCAAAAGTGCAACAACTTCTTCCGCTCTAGTCTCTTCCTCGAATTTTCTACCGCATGAACATCGGGAATATAGCATATCTATCTCGCTCGGAAACCACGGTACATTTGATACAGGCTGAAGCAGGCCGAGTTGCAGCAGAAGGCCGGACGCAGTGTTCTCACTCCGTTAATGACTTCGAAGCGTCCATCGTCCCGGAACTTCCACTTGCCGTCGGCTCCGGTACGGGCACAGTTGGTTGCTACCGCTTTCGGAATCTCGATTCCGTTCTTGAGGCGTCTCTGCTCCTCCGTCCAACAAACCCATGTGGTTCCCGGAGGGTTGGCACGTCGCAAAACAATTTCCGAGATACGGTCATACTCGTTTTTCATCGAGGCTTGCCGTTCGATGATTTCCTGAAGGGAAGCAGTTTCCCAATTAAACGCACTGACCGGGACTGGATTCTCTTCGACCCGAACCACGCTCCCAGTAGAAACAGGATCAGGCACAGTTGCAACATGTGAGTTCCCATTGTTGGCTTCTTTCTTAGCTAAACGTTCTTCCTTCTTGCGTTTTGTTTCGGCGCGGGTAGCCGCTGCCTTAGCTTTCAGTTCCGGAGTCCAGACCATCGGCATACTATCCTTCCTTTCTTGTTTCGATCGAGACAACTTGCGTCATCGCTCGTTTAGCCCGCGGCTCATCGTCTGACACCGGGCGCATGGGGTAAGAATCATCCGGCAGAGTGAAGGGAGTAAATACCTGTGTTTCCGGATCCCAGTTGAAATGCGTGCAAAGGACATTAGCGTCGGCCAGGACTTTGTACCCAGCGCCGAGAACCTTGCCGCAGAAGTACATGTCGTCGTTCTGCTGAGTGTATTCTTGGGCGTTGACGACATCGTCGACCGTCTTGAAGTACGGCTTTTCCAGATGTTCGAAGACTTCCATGTTGATCATCATGCACCCCGTGCCGATGCTTGTCACTTCGAAGATGTCTCCCATCTTCCATTTCCAGAACGCTCCGAGTCCCTCTCCACGGAATACGACTGGCTCGGTTGGTAAAGTCTTCGAACAATAAATCCCGGCGGCAACCATGGTTTTTATGTCGGCATTCTCCAGAGTTGACAGTAAGGAACGGACTGCGAAGGCGGGAGTAACCACGTCGTCGTCCTGGAAGTAAACGTACTTGGAATGGAGGTTCTTTGCCAGTTCGACGGTTGCGCAGCGTGCTTCCCCGATTTCATGGCCGAGAGTGGTGTGCATGACGCGCTTGGTGTTCAAGGGCCAGTTCATGCAGGCTAAAGACACGGCCCAGTGAGGGGTGATGGGACGGCCGCAGAAGGGTAGCCCGATGGTTATTCCGACCGCGGACAGCATTTTTGAGTCAGTCATTGTTGGTTCCTTAGGGGGTGGATTTTTGATGCTCTTGGCGCGGCGCAGGTCGGTTGCCTGGGTAGACCAGTGGCCGTTGGCGTGGATGAAGTTGGGACGGGTTTTGCAGACGGTGTTTATCGGCAAGCCATCCTCGAATTGCAGTTCCCGATTTTCTTTGAACAAGCAGTAGAACAACTCTGTCGTTTCGTCGATGTGGATCAAGGGATCGCGGTTGTATCGCAGGAAGTTGAAGAACCCCTGATTGCATAGCTTGTGATTGTAGAACTTGTGTTTTTCGATGTTGTCGAGCCAGCGCAGGATGATGTGAGGCTTTCCTGCCAGCATTCCACCGTTTACAAACTTCCATGGAGTATCGCCTTGCATTCCGTCTTCTAACTTCGGGTCAGGCCAGCAATTACGCTCCGCTGCCTGCAGGACGTGATTCTCCGGGATCTTAGAGAGTACGTCCTGCTTTGTGCCGTGAAAGGCAACGTCGAAAGCATCGGTGAAGATGATGTTCTGGTAGCGGAAGAATCTCTTGGCTAGTTCCCTCTGGCCTCTGACTTGGCCACCGAGAGTGTTGGCGGCTTCGAAGTCATGGATGGGCTCAACGTGGGTTTCGATGCCGGCATCATTCAGTTGACGGAGATAGGTCTTCATCGTGCCCTGCTGGGAAGTGCAGCATAAGATGACGATCAAATCATTCATTGATGTGCAGTCCGCATCTCCTTCCCTTGATTGCCTCATAATGACAATACTCGATCTCGCACTCGCAGACATGCTTTGAGTACTCTCCGGTTCTCTGATAAGCCATCAGTACAGACTGAACGACTGCCAACTCCTTACCGCATTCAAGACATAGAATATGAAAGCGGACGAATTTGCCGGGATGGATTTCTACGATGATGGCATCTCCGGAGGTGGTTGCCCGTTCCGTTCCTCACACTCTTTGATCCACTGGTCTTTGTGGCGCATTATGTTCAGCGCCGCCCTATAGAGGTGAACTTCCAGAAGGTTCTTGTTGAGTAGGTCTGGACAGTCTACCTCAGAATAGACAAAGAATCGTGGATGGAGATTTCGAGCGATTAACTTCGTGCCGTCGAAGTAAAACTTGATGTCTGGGTACTCATCACATTCGTAGTCGCTATCCCATCCCCACTGTGTAATCATTCCCCCTCCTCCATCCCCGGCGGCGGCTCCTGTGCCAGGATCAGCGCCGGCGTCGGTGATGGTTTCCACCATATCGTCCGCTCCGCGTTCCAATTCTCCATGGTGCAATAGTCGGGGACAAGTTCTTTGACTGCCTGCATGACCCCGGACCAGCGAGGGGTAAAGTCGTGACCGCAGAGCAGACCTTCTGGAGCAAGCAGCTTTGACCATGCCTTGATGTCTTCGCACACCGCTGGATAAGCATGGCAGGCGTCAATGAAAATCATGTCGAAGGGTGGCTGATATAAGAGAAAATCGGCGGCAGCCTTAAGAGAATCGGCGCAGGTAACGGATAAGTTCCCGCCGTTCCATTCAAAGGCATCATCGAGGTTATGCCGGAACTGGTCAAATGCCCACCACCTGCCATTCTTGGCAACCACATCGTCCAAGTCGCCGGGGGAGCCGAGCCAGGTGTCTACGGCTCTGACGGTTCCGGGAGTGTTGTCGACTAGAACGCGGGTAGAGCGTCCAGTCCATGATCCGATCTCGACAATGCGCTTGTGGCAAGAGGCTTGCTCGGCCAGCCAGTCGATTTCCCCGGCGTGCATGTAGCCGTCGATAGCGAGCGCTCGGTCAGTTCGAATCATAGCCTGATGGATGCGGCACTTCTGCAGTCACGTTTTCCTTGGGGAAGTTAGAGACAGGAAATGGTATATCCAGGAACGGGCAGAGGCTTTCCCACCCGATACCTTCTTCAACATGCAGGACCAAAAGGTCGTTCGGGCGGTCCTTAAAGTATTCCTGGACTTCGGCGTTATGCTGGCGGTAGCGCTGGAGCATGGTCAGAGAATCAAAGTCCTTGCGACCGTAGAGAGCGTAGTGGAGCTTGTTTGAGATCGGCCATACGTCCCATTGCCAGCGGGTGGGGTTGTACTTTGGATCCCAGAGCCTTTCGACGCTTCTCAGCCACTTTGTTTCGTCCCGGATGGTAAGGATGAACTTCGATCCGGGGTAAGCCTTGTCTAATTGTTTGTAAAGCAAGGGAATGGGGAGGTCGCAGGCGGCATACCATCGTTCTAAGGTCTTAGACCGGTTTGAGACGTTCATTTCTTCCCAGATCTTCGGCGCCTCGCCTTGTCCCCAGTGCAGGGAGTCGTAGCCCAGGATACGGAAGGCTGAGTGCAGGGAGGTAGTGGCGGTCTTATGTAGGCCGATGCCAAAGATGCGGGTGGGCACTGGCGTAAGATCGATCGGGGTAGTATCGAAGTTCCGGGTAGCCACTCCCAGGCCAAATCGCCCGTAGTTTACGACTGTATCCGTCTCCCAGGTAGGAATCTTCCAAGCGTCGGGGAACTCGTACTGGCGGGCATGCGGGTACTCCTTGAAGCGAACGGCAGAGCTGTGCGGGATGGTTTCAAGGAACCGTTTGTCGATGTAGCGCATGTGGTAGCCAAGACGGATGGCGCGGAAGTTGAAGTCGATGTCCTCTCCCCTCCACACGTCGTAAGTCTCGTTGTAGCCTCCGGCTTTGATAAACTCCTGGGAGCGGACGGCTAAACGTCCGGCGTAGCCGCGGGCAGGACGATCCATGCCGAAGGGAGTCCTTTTTATCTCCATGTGGTTGGGACACAAGAAGATATTCGGTTCCTTGAACTTCTCGACGATGAACTGATCAAAATTCTCTCCGGTAAAATTGTCGGCATCGACGGTAACCAGAAGATCGGCGCCTTCCCGAACCCCAAGGCGGGCAGCCATGTTTTTGGCGTGAGCTACGTGAAAAGGCCCCGGAGCAGGGTGGGAGTAGACGACGAGACGGCCACTGTCTATATCAGCTTTGTGACAGGAGTTAATGTAATCCATGAGGCCGTCGGTGGAGTTGTAGTTGAGCAAAAGGAACTTTGAATCCGGCCGTCGGTTGTTCTTCAGGTTGGCGGGAAGGGTGCGCTGGACATGCTCAGTTCTACCTTTGCATGTTGTTGCAAATACAATCATGGAATCACTTTTACCCCATAGAGATTAGCCATCCGTTGCGCAATTCCACCGGTGTATACAAACGACTTGGGATAAGCGAACTGAGCGCGATATCCATCCTTATGCTCAATAACCATACCCCACAATGATACTTCTCCCCAAACATGGGTGATTTTCTCCGGCCGGTTGTCCAGCGTTGCAGCGCTCACCCTATCTTTGTAAGCGTAGATACCGCATCCGCAGGCGATACCATGGCATTGATTACGAAGTTGGCAGTTGGCTGTAAGTTTTTCAAAATGCGGCCATTTTGTACCGTTATTCGAGAATAATTCGTCCCCAAACATGGTTACTGACCACCGGCGCCATCCTACGATCGCCTGAACACACATTTCCTCTGGACCGAGCTCAATCTCCTGTACCAGATCATCATCCGGAGCGTAGCCCTGAGTTGCATTCAGATTGGCAATGGCATGTGCTGCGGCAACTGCATTCAAGTTATTGATAAATGCTGATGTAATTGCGCCAGAACCCGCTTGTCCTTGCGGGGTGAGTGTCTGGTTCTTGGGCGGGTTCTTGCGGAACAGGCTCACGATTCGGCTCCTCTCTGACCGGCACCGGCTCGAACACCGGATCAACGATGATGACTCTTTGTGGTGCTCCGATTTGACTCATGGCTTCTCCTTTGGCGGAGGCGGTGGCTGCTGATGCTCCTTCTGGCGCTCCCGCTCCCTGCGTTTACGGACTACTTTACGGCGTTTGTGCCTTGATTTGGACATTCACTTCCTCCTTCCGCTGATACGGATCCAGAGATATACCATGAAAAATATGAACAGCCCTTCGAGCACGTCACACAAAAACCAGTGATTCATACCCTGGCAAACGAGAATGCCCGTTTCCGGGCCATCTCGCGCTCCCTTTCCGTAGCCTGCTGGATCCTGCGGCACTGGTTGGTCCAGCGTGACTCTTCCTTGACTTTTGGCTTGGTGACCATCCAGACCACCTTACAACAGTTGCACATGAAGCAAAAGGCTTGCGGTCCTTCGCTGACCAGGCGCAACCGGCTTTGTGCACAGAGAGATACGGATTGCTTATGGTTCGGGCAAGTTGGCAAATTCATTTCAGTAAAGGAAAATCCCTTCCATTTGAAGTCCAGAAATCGCAGACCCAGTCTGGATCGATGCCGTCCTCTTCCGGCCTAACTATCTCACAGACACCGAGATGGTCGATATTCCGAACCATAAAATGAATGCAGTTGCCGCAATCCTCATCCTCCCCAGACCGGCGGTAATCCACATCCTGCTCAGAGAATTTCGATACTTCTTGATTCATCAAGTCGTCGTAATGCTTCTTTGTTTTTCCCACTTGGCGCTCCTGAATAGCTGTCCAGTTTGCGGCATCCCTTTTTTACACACCTCTTGACTTCATCCTTCCGCGGCAACCACTTACCCCCGCAGATCGTGCACATCCATGCCTCGGTCACAATCTTAACGATCACAAGCTGCCTACCAGTACCACCGCTACCCCGACAAAACACACCGTCCCCCATCCCCAGTGCCCCGTAATGTGCAACCCAACCCCAGCGAAAAATAAGAGTAGCGGAATCACGAGAACCTCCCTTCACCCCTGGCCTTATCCTGCCGCCGACCCTCAACTTTAGGTTTCGTTGCCTCCTCACACACCCTCACTACCCACTCCTTCAAACTCTCCCCTCGCATGGCAGCATCCGCCCTCACCTTCCGCACCAACTCCCCCTCCAACTCCCTCACCACTATATCTGGCATGTACGATGTGTATACCATGCACAACATGCACGTCAAGGGCAAAAAACGACACTAAAAAACACCAGAAAAATACGTGGGGGCTCGCAAATGCACTTCACCCCTATCCCGCTGAGCGACCGGGGGGGCTTGCGGTTTCGGCTAAGGGTACCCGCGAAGGCCGGCCGTGGGGAACTTGCCTGCTTTCATTGTCTTAGGGACGATCAGGTGTGTACTTCGAAGGCACTGATACCACTGCTAGGCGAGGTACAACGGTATCAGTCCAGCGTAAGACCTTTGTTTGCCGCAGTTGCCTGGCTGCAGAGGAGAAGACCGTCCTCTCCGCCATGCCTAGTTATTGAATGTGTTGCCGGTCCTGCCTTGCTTGCCTAGCTTCGCGAGCGTTTCGCGCTGCTGGCGCCTGGCAGCTGCGTTTCGCTTGTGCGCTGCTGTTGCCTCGACGCATAACTGCCTGCCCGACAACAAGATAGCGCGATGCGCGTGCCTGGCGCCCTTGATCCATAAGTATCGAAGCGCTTGCTCACGCGTGGTAATTCGGTGTGGTTTGCCCTTCGCAGTCTGTGATGGCACGTTAGGAGTTTAGCGCGAGGGGCTGCTTGTTTTCAAACTGATTCTGACGGGGGCGTTCAACTGATTCCGCTATAGATCGCTCATATTCTCTCTCGGCTCTTGTCATGTTTTCCCCTAATCTTCAGCGTTTTCGTAATGATCTTCTTCGGTTCGTTCAGAAAGACTTTTGTCCAAAACTGTACCTCGATGGGAATAGCGGAGAGTCTTCCGTCGTAGTATTCTCGTTTCGCAACGAGAGACTTCGTGATATGCTTTGCCATATAAACTTTCCTTTCGACTTTGTTTTGGGCCGCTCCGATAAGCGGCCTTTTTTGTCCAGCAAAACCTTCATTCGTGCGTTTATCCCATCCACTTCTAAGCCGTCGCGGGTGAGGATTAGATTCAAAGTCCCTCGTGATCTGCGCGATAGCAACCATGTGAACAGAACTTGTCTTTCCGGCGAGCGATTGGCTTTCCGCAGAAGTGACAGGTGTATTCTTGAAGGATGTCGTTGTAAGCAATTGTCAAGATTGAAAAGGCCTCGTAGTCTCCGACGAACTGTTCATCCTCGTCAGCGTCAGCACGAGGTTGTAAGTAATCCATCGCTGACTGAAGAACGCTCAATCCTTCGTCTTCAATCTCAGGCGGATCGTTACGGTACTGATCTTCTCCGTAATGACCGGTAATCCAATTGTCCAAGCCTCTAAGTTCGCTCACGCTCTCCTCCAGTCCCCCTCATTAGTCCCATTTTTCAAACGGATAAATTTCTCCGTCTGGAATGAACGGATTTTTGATTAACCGAATACCGTGGAAACAAATCTCAGGCGGCCATGCCGTTGCTGCCACCAGCTGCTCGGGCGTGCATATAACCGCGATGTCGTCATAAGTTTTCGGAGAGACAAAGCCAATGCCAGTCTCCTGAAGCTTGTCGAGAGCTAGTTTCTGTTTTAGTTCACCGAGTGTCATGAATGCTGTTTGCGGCTGTTCTGAAGGCTTAGGAGAACGCTTTGAGTCTAGTTTAGGCTTTGGGCCACGTTTTGTTGTGCCTTTGACGTAATCAGCTCCATGCCTGCATCTTGAGCAGCGCACGGGGAAATTGCGAGAACTCATTACATGTCCGCATGAACACTGATACCTGCCAATCGTTTGATTGCCAATCTTCTCAATCACATACTGAGCATAGCAAAATAATTTTGGTTTGTCAACCGAATTTGCTTGACAGGTTTTGGTATGTATGCCATAATCCTCACAGTAAATTCAATCTGCGAGGCTGAATATGACACAGACTAGCTACAAAGGCATTGACTACGGATTAGGCCAGTCGAACGTTGACCAGAAGACTGGCATTCGCTATGGCGTGGTATCCATCAATTCTCTCAACCTTGACTGTGTTTACGATGGTTCGTTTGACGAAGACTATGGTAAGCCCACGTGTCCGAAATGTGGCAACACAGTCACCGATGAACTGCCAGACGGATGGCGAGAAATGGAACTGGAAAGCTACATGGGACACGGATGCGATGATTTCGTCTGTGTTGATTGCAAACTACTGCTTGATTCCAGTGACGTGTATAGCGAGGAAATGCTTGGCATGAGCTACAACAAGGACGGATACGAGCTATCCTCCGCGTTCGACAACACCGAGATATTCATTACGAAATCACCGTACTACACTCACGCACAGTTCTGTTCTCCGTGTGCTCCTGGTGCGGGAAACATCAATCATCCGTGTGCAGACGGTCCAAAAACCTATTGCCTAGACGGTGATTGGTTTGAAGACGAGAAAGCACCGTATCCAGTCTATCGCGTATCGGATGACACATTAGTTGAGGATTCGGCCTTACCGCCGTCAGCCTCGCAAGCCAAAGCGTAAGGCCGAAACACGCACAACGTATCGTGCGTGTCTGACCGTAAGAGCGGTCACTGATGAGGCCGTTATGTGGCGAATCAAGACAACGCGATGCGCTCTCACACTTGAACAGGTTCTGATCATGGCCTACATGAACTTTCTGGTCAGAATGCACGCGGGAATACACTTACTATAAAGCGAGGATTCGGCTGGCATCCTACTGCTGAGACGAGGAGCACAGTATGCGAACGTCAGAACATCAGCAGCACATTGACTCGCGGATGAGTCACAATAACTGTCCAGAATGCCGCGCTGATAACTCACGATGGCACGCGCAGCACAAGGCATTCTCGCACGCCGATGTACCGACCGAAGCACGGCATAGCTACATTGCTTGGATTAGGCCTCGTCTCGAGGCTATCAGGACTGGCAATCAAACTCTCGAGGCACGCCGATGGCAGCGGGATTTCTTAGATGCACTCCACAGTCGCATCAGTTCGCACATCACGGAAACGGGGCGCAAATTTGCACCTGAATACACACGCTATCATCTCGCAACCTATGGCAACGACTGGCATTATCTGAACAGTTAGGAAAACGTGAGAATGAAGATCAGTTTAATACTCTGGTTCAGGAAGCATTCAAAGTGACCGAAGGAGAGCCAATATGATGCAAAAAGGTGAATTTTACACGATCGGCTGCAAGGGACTGACGATTCTGGGGGTGGTCAGCGAATCGTCCGACTCGAAGGGAATATTCCGTGGTTGGGAAATACATCTAGGGTATAAGGGCGCCTTGTATGGGCTGTCAGATGCCACCAGAGACGAGAAAGATACCGGAGATATGCGGGTAATTAAGCTAGTGCCGGCGGCAGAAGAAGCGGTACGCGGACTTTCTGGCTACTTAGACCGGAACATTGCTGCGGCTGAGGCTGCGGTGTCAAGGGCAGAAGGCAAACCCAGCAGCGCCGATCTGGATGCGGTTGTCAATGATAAGGACTGTTGGGATAAAGACTGCTGGAATACGATGCTGGGAGAAGAAAGCACCGGTTTTGAGGAGGCGTGATGCTCACTACTACATTACAAAAACTGAAGGATGCAGGCGCTTGCGTGGACCGTTACAAGCACCTACGAAAAGCTGTCGGAAAGAGCTTTGGCATGTCAACAAACCTACCTTTGGCACGAATCTTGGCAACGAACGGCCTAGATGATTGCCTGTGGGCGATGGATCATGCAGTCGATGGCGGCGACAAGATTTGCAGATTGTTTGTCGCCGATTGTGCTGAGCACGTGCAGCACATTTGGCTGAAATACTATCCCAAGAATACGCGCCCCGCAGAAGCTATCAAAGCTGCTCGCGCATACGCTCGCGGTCAAATAACGGCGGCGGCGGTGGAGGCGGCGGTGGAGGCGGCGTCACGGGCGCGGTCGGCGGCGGTGGAGGCGGCGGCGCGGGCGGCGGCGAAGGCGGTGGAGGCCGCGCTGGTAGAGGCCGCGGCGCGGGCGGCGGCGAAGGCGATGGAGGCGGCGGCGCGGGCGGCGGCGACGGCAGAGGAGGCGGCGTGGGCGGCGGCGACGGCGGTGGAGGCGGCGGCGCGGGCGGCGGCGACGGATTACGGGGAGGCGGCGGTGGATGCGGAGGCAGAACAAAAGTGGCAGACCGAGCGCCTGGCTGCCTATCTCAACGATGAAGTAACCGAGGACTGGGGCCAAATCCCGACTAGGGAGCAATAAATTACATCTGCGTAAGCCAAACGGAAGAATTGGAGAACTGATATGTCGCTCACTTGGGTAACGAGAGTCAAAGTAATTGAGATTGAACCCCGAGAGCGGGTGGAGTTTAACCGCGCCTGGAAGTGGGTGGGAATCACCGGATCGCTGCTTGTCTTTTCCGCTTTCTGGTGGGCAGTGGTTCACTTGTTTGTGTGGCTACTTAAGTAAGGTTTGATATGAAGCAATCATCCAAAGTTAAGGCGCGTAACGTCCTGATAAAAGAACTAGATGCGCTCGCTCGGGAACGAACGTTTGAGCGCGACGGCTACAAATGTATTCGCTGCGGCAGTACCTCGCATCTGCAATGGTGCCACGTCATCACACGAGGCATTTTGTCGCTGCGCTGGGACATGGACAATTCGTTCTGCGGCTGTGCCGGTTGCCATCTTTTTTGGCATAAACATCCGCTGGAGGCTGTGGGCTGGTTTGAGGATAAGTTCCCTGAGCGAGCAAAGCATTTGCTGGAAGTACGGCGCATGAAGATCACAGTCGATTTGAAGGAACTTCTGATTGGAATGAGGATTGGAAATGCCATTTGACGATGAAATGAGTGATCGGGAACGCTGGGCAGTCTTGGAGCGATGTCCACACCTGCGAACAATGACCATCAAGGAAATGCAGCAAATACTTGAATATAAAGGGCATTCCCGAACATTTGCCGAATCCGAAGCGAAAAAAGATTTCGAGCAGTTTTTTGCCAAACGTAACGATTGCTCCATCTGTCGGGGAACTTTCACAGACTTTGAGTACAAATACCATTACCACCCGTGCGAGTAGCGGAGAAAAGCGAAGGAAACAATGTCTGACGAATACGAAGGAAACGACGTGAGCAACAAGTACGAAAGTGCGTACGTCATTGAAAATCCTAACACTAGCCCAGTACGCAGAAGTGCAAGCATTGCGAAACTGGCGGAAGCTCTCGCCAAAGCTAGCAGCGAGTTCGAGGAAATCTCGAAAGACACTACCAACCCGTTCTATAAGAGCAAGTACGCTGACTTGGCAGCACTGATTAAGGCCACGCGGCCGTACTTGGCAAAGAATGGCCTGATCGTTACCCAATTCCCCCTAATGAACGGCACCAGAGCAGGCGCCACTACGATGATTGCCCACAGTTCCGGGGAATGGATGGAAGGCGACTTGACGCTGCCGATCGCCAAGGCCGACGCCCAAGGGGCCGGCTCAGCCATCACTTACGCCAAACGCTACTCTTATCAAGGAGTTCTGAACGTTGCTGGAGACGACGACGATGACGGCAATGCAGCATCAGGGAAAAAACCAAAGGACATAGCCGAAGCTGAAGGCGCTTTTGCCGAGAAATCCGGCGGTAAGGCTCCGGCTAATCTAATCGCTGCATTCGATGCGATGTTTAAGAGATCGGGGAAAACTCCCGAGCAACTGGCAACCATCTTGAGGACTCGTTGGAGCGCCGGAGCGCCTGCTGATCTGACGCGAGACGAGCTAGGAGAGTTGGTCAAGTGGGCTGCCAGTAAGGAACCTCTACAACAGACGCTCGAAACCTCCGTTAAAGCGGCCATTGCGGGGCCGGAAACAGGGGTACAAGGCGCTTCTAAGCTCATTCCCGACCCAGAGGCCGCAAAACCACACGAACGTATTGCCTGCCGGGTAAACGAACTGGTTTGGAAACAGCAAAGACCTCCGAAGAAGGGAACCTATGCAATTTTGGAGATTTTTGACGACAACCACCCTAAGAATTACGACATTTACAGCTTTGACGCGAAAGTAAACGAAGTCTTGGCGAAGGAAAATGTTCGGACAAAATTGTGCATCTTCAACATTCAGCCAGACCCGAAGTACCCAAAACTGGCAGGGATTGAGGAGATTTCCGGTATTCGATACAAAAACAACCAACCGGTGCTTGATTATGATGCGGTAATGACGCCACCAGCGAGCTCCTAATGAGCAGGAAACGGTATCTCAGCTACGTGATTGACCGCACACTTGAGCCTGACGTGCGCTGTGAGGTGATGAAGATGCCGTACTACTTGAAACATCCGATTCGTTGCCAAAATGCCGGGGAACTGGTAAACGGGCACCGCATCTGCAAACTGCACCAGAAGCGAGGCGGACTGCTTAATTCCATCCCGCAAGGGATTCGTGGGTTGCTTTGGTAAAAATTAAGATTGACGAAGGAGATCAGGTATGACCAAAAAAACAGACCAGGCCGTAATGGTGACAACCGAGTTTCGAGGCGTATTTTTCGGGTACATGAGCGAGCCGCCCGTGAATGGCTCCATAACAATCAAGCGAGCGCGGAACTGTGTTTACTGGTCAGCCGACGTGAAGGGATTCATGGGGCTGGCTGCAACTGGGCCATCAAAAGATTGCAAGATTGGCCCTGCCGTGCCTAGCATCACGTTGAATAAAGTCACAGCGGTAATTACCGTAACCCCGGCGGCTTCTGAGAAGTGGGAAGCAGGTTTCTGGGCGTAAAACTATGCATACCTTTTCCCAATTCGCGCTAGGAGGAGTCACATGGAAAGTCACGTAATCTACGGTGAAGTACCACAGAATTTGTTCGAGTCCGGGTACGGGTTCGGGTCCGGGTTCGGGTCCGGGTACGGGGACGGGTTCGAGTCCGGGTACGGGTTCGGGTCCGGGTACGGGGACGGGTTCGAGTCCGGGTACGGGGACGGGTCCGGGTACGGGTCCGGGTCCGGGTACGGGTCCGGGTCCGGGTACGGGTTCGGGTCCGGG